GTTGGGGGGGGAGGCGCGTCCGCTTGGTGGTATCTCCCCTCCTTTTTTTTTTTTTTTTTTTTTTTTTTTTTTTTTTTTTTTTTTTTTTTTTTATAGGGGGAGGTTACCCACACAGCCCAAGGATGGATACTAGACTACTAGAGATATCAGGGGGTCACTAGAGAAACTAGAGGGTACTAGAGCCCGGAGGCCCATTGCCTCCGATTGGAATGCCCCACAATCGCCCAGCGCAGCCCACCTATTCGTTTCCCCACCTGCCCCGCTAGGGTACTAGCGGCCGAATTGAAAAACGCACCAGCGAGCTTCCTAGCGCGTTTTTGAACAAATCGTGAACATTCCAGCCAACAAAAAAGGCAGGGAGCAATCCCTGCCTCTTTGCCTCCTATGGGCTTGGGCTTAGACCCTTCGGCCCGCTGCCAGTTGCTTCGCTTCCCACTCTTTGAACGTCTCCTTAGCCTTCGCCTGTGGGACATAAGCGAAGTCAAACTTGCCATTCCCTAACTTCTTATAACTGATCCTAACCGTCCGTCCGCCTTTCTCCATTGCCTCACGAAACTGTTGCTCGGCTGCCATTAGGATATCAAAAGCTTGGGCGCGATCTTCGTCCAAGTCCGCAGAAGTGACGTCGTTGCGCCAATCAAGATCGATCTTCCCATTATTCCCATTTCCAGCCATTTCAACCTCCTATGGGCTCATCAGTGCCGGACCATACCGGCAGACGGGGCAATGCCCCGTTTCGCCCTAAAACTCCCTAATCGTGCTCCACTCTTGACCATTCCACTCTTGAACGACTGCTCTCACCACCTCAAAGGCCGAATATGTGCTTTCGACCATGTTAACCGCGATAGTCTCTATCAAATCCTGGTGCTGATAATGCACCCTAGTCGAGGCTACCACGACCTTACCGCTCTCGTCGTATCCCAAAGCTCGGAGTGGATATTCCCAATGTGCTGGTGCGTTCACGTTCTCTTGGTGTCTAGTCATGTCGTTCTCCAATGACTTCGCCCCCCCCGGCTATATGCCGGACCATCACAACGCTCACACTACGTGGGGCTTGTCAAGAGCATACCTGCTATGCGTTTCCATCCTAGCTCCATCCACCAGCTTTGCCTTCGCCACCCCCGGGGCCCAAACTCGATCGGCTCGCGCGGGGGAGAGGTGTCCCGCAAATTTTTTATGTTTCTCCCACCATATATTTTTTCACATTTTTCCGAACCAAAATAATTTCCTTCCGGAGCAAAATTTAGCTTGACTTTTTTGGGGAAGAGGTTATCATGGTAGGATGGGCACTTCGCAAAAGAAGGAAGCTTGGCGGAAGGTTGAGGCCGGGTTCCGGCAGTGGCGAGACCGGCGGTTGAGGCCGACTTTGGCAAAGGTGGTGTGGCTTGAGCGAGAAGATGAAGAAGCCGGTGATCCTGAGGTTGAGGGACACCCACCACATGATGGCTAGGCTCTTTGCGGCCGGGCTGCGTCCTGGGCAGGTGGCGGCCAGGATGGGCTACTCGCTGTCGAGGGTGAGCGTCCTCCAGGGAGCCCCGCAGTTTCAAGACCTGGTGGCGGCCTATCGCGAAGAGGTGGATGGGCGCTACCGAGAGGCCGTTACCGACCTCCTCTCGGAGTACACCGAGATCACGGTTAGGAATGGCGTGATGGCCGCGAGGCTCACCCACGATACCCTTGAGGAAGCGGAGCCTGGTGACATCGCGCTGAAGGACCTGACCGCGATTTCAGCCCACACAGCGGATCGGTATGGCTTCGGGAAGCAGCGGACGAACGTCAACGTCAATGTTGGGATTGCGGATGCGCTTGACCGCTGTGTTGAGCGCAGTGGCATTCGTCGCCAAAGGGAGCCTAAACTGGTTGAGGCCGCCCCCGCCCCGGTGCCCTTGCCGCGTTCCAGGTTCGAGCGGAGGATCTAATGCTGATGCACATGGTCCGAAGCGCGAACGTCAAGGCGGTTGGCCACAACCCAATCACCAACGAGCTGTTCATTGAGTTCAAGGGCAGCGGGCTCTACGTCTACGAGGGGGTCCCCTCGGAGGAGTTCGAAAGGCTGATGGGCGCGCCAGGGATCGGGCGCTACCTAGCGAGGCACATCAAGGATCGGTACAGGTTCCGTCGGCTCTCCACCGACGGATAGGGGAGTCCTTCCGTTGAGCGACGCCTTACTCGCTTGGCTCGGAGATTGCACTGAGGAACCCCTCGCGTTCGTCCTCGGGGCGTTTCCTTGGGGCGAACCCGGGTCTAGGCTTGAGCACTTCTCGGGACCTGAGCCTTGGCAGGCCGAGATTCTGGAGTTGATCGCGGAGGGACTCCCCATTGACAAGGCTATCCAGATCGCCACCGCTTCGGGTCACGGGGTCGGCAAGTCAGCCTTGGTCAGCTGGATCATCCTCTGGGCCATGGCGACCAGAGCGGACACCAGAGGGGTGGTGACCGCCAACACCGAGCCCCAGCTGAAATCGAAGACCTGGGCCGAACTCGGCAAGTGGTACCACCTTTGCATCGCCAGAAGCCTCTTCAAGCTGTCCGCAACCGCCATCTACTCCGTTGACCCCGACCACGAACGCACCTGGCGGATCGACATGATCCCGTGGTCAAAGGAGCGCCCAGAGGCCTTCGCGGGCCTGCACAACCAGGGCCGTCGAATCCTCGTTGTCTTCGATGAGGCCTCGGCCATTGCGGATGTGATTTGGGAAACCACCGAGGGAGCCCTGACCGACAAGAACACCCAGATCATCTGGGTGGTGTTCGGCAATCCAACCCGCAACTCCGGCAGGTTCAAGGAATGCTTTGCCGGGGGCGTCCACGAAGGAATCTGGACGACCTATCAAGTCGACGCCCGGCAGATTGAGTTCACCAACAAGGTGCAGATCGACAACTGGATCAAGACCTACGGGGAAGACTCAGACTTCGTTCGCATCCGGGTCAAGGGCGAGTTCCCGCGCACTGGTGAGATGGAGTTCTTCTCCGCCACCGAAGTTGAGGCCGCGATGAAACGGGAGGTTGATAATGACCCAACGGCCCCGCTCGCCCTTGGCTGTGACGTCGCGAGGTTCGGTGCGAATAATTCTGTCATCTGGCTACGCAAGGGTCGAGACGCTCGTAGCATCCCTCGCCAAGTCTTCCAAGGACTCTCCACCGTTGATCTTGCCCAGAAGATATACGCCGCCAATTCGACATACTCTGCTGACGGAATCTTCATCGACGGGGGTGGGGTCGGAGGAGGAGTGATTGACAATGTTAGGCACATGCACCTGTACTGCTACGAGGTTCAGTTCGGATCGAAGGCTTCGGGTCTCGGCTTCATCACCGGAACCGAAGGTGAGCGCTACGCCAACAAGCGCGCAGAGATGTACGGAATGCTCCGGGCTTGGCTTCGCACTGGAGCCATTCCCCACGACCCAGAGGTTCAGAAGCAGCTCATGTCCATCACCTACACCTTCAACCTGAGGGATGAAATCATCCTGACCTCGAAGGAGACGATGATGAGGGACGGCAAAGACAGCCCTGATGATGTGGATGCCCTTGCCTGTACCTTCGCCATGCCGCTGGAGAGGCTCAACAACGCGGGGGGCGACGGTCCCCACAAGCCTCTGGTCGAGAGCGAGTACAATCCTTGGTCACCTGAAAGGATGGTGGCGTGATGATGTCTTCCTCCCCTCAGCTTCCCCAGGTTCCCCCCGCGCCACCCACGCCACCTATGTTTGGGGACACCACTGGCGTTCCGACGAAGCCCAAGAAGGGCGCGCAGCCGGGGCAGGGCCTCTTTGATCAACAGCAAGTCCGTCAGAACGTCCTGGGTTCCCCGCCAGGGACGACGATCAACCTGAACATGGCTGGCGCGCCTAGCGGAAAGACGGCATTCGGATGACGATGACCGTTCCAGGCAAGGGTGGCGGCCAGCGCCAACAGGGCGAAGCTCCCCAGCCTTCGCAGACCGATCTGCTGCTTGCCGTGGGCATCATGCGCAACCTTGGGCGGATGCCGGACCAGCAAACAGCCCAGGCTGACATCGAAGACCGTCGTCAAGAGCCAGAGGCTGAGTGGGTCAAGCGGTTCATGGAGAACAAAGGCCCGGGCGACCAGAAGGCCGTGCTTCCTGCGGACATCGGTGAGGTTGGATCGCTCTCCGACCAAGCTGGCTACCATGACATCGTTGCCCCGAAGAAGAAGGGCAAGAAGTGATGGCTCAGACCGCCTCAGTCATCCGCATGCCCGACCAAGGCGACCTCGAGCTCCGTCGCCACGGTGAAGGTCGGATGATCGGGCTCCGCACCAACCGCTACTCCTGGTGGACCCATTGGAGGGAACTTGCTGATTACTTCCTACCTCGTCGCTATAAATGGCTCATCACTCCGAACCAAATGGCACGAGGTTCTCCAATTAACCAGCATATTATTGACATTACTGGGACACTTGCTGCACGGAATCTTGCTTCTGGCATTATGTTTGGCGTCACTGATCCTGCACGCCCTTGGTTCGGCCTCAAGGTTGATCGCATTGACTCTACTCAAACATCTCCGGTCTCGCTTTGGCTTGCCGAAGTCGAACGATTGATGTTCATGGTGATGGCCGAGTCGAACTTCTACACCTCCCTGGCCGTCCTCTACTACGACCTCGTCGTCTTCGGCACCGGGGTCATGCTGATCTACGAGGACTTCGATAAGGTCATCCGTTGCTTCAACCCCTGTGCTGGGGAATACTACCTTGAGAACTCCGACGGCTTTAGGGTCGACTCCCTCTACCGGGAGTTCACCCTCACCGTGTCGCAGGGCGCGCAGAGGTTCGGGCGGGAGAACCTGTCCCCAGCCCTTCAGCAGCTCTATCTTCAGGGCGGGGCCTCTCTAACCAGGGAGTTCGTCTGTGCACACGCTGTTGAGCCCAACGACGACGGACGGAAGTTCGGAGTCCCCAGCCACTTCAAATACCGTGAGTATTATTGGGAATGGGGAGGCTCTGCGTCTCCTCAAGGTGGATCAAGCTACGCTCCAGGACTTCTACGTAAGGGTGGCTTTCATGAGGCACCTTTCGCGATCCCCCGATGGGACTTGGTGGCCAACGACGCGTATGGACGAAGCCCCGCGATGGATGCTTTGGGTGATGTGAAGCAACTTCAAGTCGAGACCCGTCGCAAGGCCCAAGCTATTGACAAGCTCGTCAATCCCCCGCTGGTTGCTGACATTCAGATGAAGAACCAACCGGCTTCCCTCCTTCCGGGTGGTATCACCTACATCCCCGGAATGATCAGCAATCAGCGGCCGGGGATGGCGCCAGTTTACACCGTGGCCCCTCCGCTTAAGGAAATTACGGAAGACCTTCAGGACGTTCGGGAGCGGATCAAGGAAACCTTCTTCAACCATCTCTTCATGACCATTTCGCAATATGAGACAAGGAGCAACGTCTCCGCAACTGAGATCGATGCCCGTAGGGCTGAGTCCATGGTCATGTTGGGCCCCGTGCTGACTCGGGTCAACGAGGAACTTCTCCAAGTTGCCATCGATCGAATCTTCAACATCATGGCCCGCTCCAACATTCTTCCCCCACCCCCGCCCGAAATCCAAGGACGACAGATCGATGTCGAATTCGTCTCCATGCTTGAGAATGCACAGAACGCAGCGAGAGCCAGCGGCATCGAGAGGCTCTTTGCCATTGGTGGTCAAGTTGCCGCTATTGATCCCGCGGCCATCGATAACATCGACATCGACTTCGGACTTGACGAATACTCGGCTCTGCTGCGAAATGATCCTCGAATCATCCGGAGCCCGGATCAGCTCCAGACCATCCGCCAGGGCCGCCAGCAGCAGCAAGAGCAACAGCAGAGGCAGCAGCAGGCCTTGGCAATGGCGAAGTCGATGAAGGACGCGGCTGGCGCGGCTGCACAGATGCCTCAAGGCCAGGGAGGGCCCGGTGGCCCGCAAGGAGGATAGCAATGTCAGCAGGTAGCCTAGGTGCCCAGCGAGTTCGGGAGTCGTTCAACCCGAGCGCTGACTCAATGGTAGACAAGATCAAACGATACACAGCTGACCTAATCGATCTGTGTGAGGAACTCAAAGGCCTCGATCCGCGTCTAGCTGCATTAGCCCAAACAGCCTACGAAGAAGCCGCTATGTGGGCTGTCAAGGCGGCAACGACTAGCAAGTGAGGTGGCTGTGGTCAAGTGTGAATATGCTTGGTTTAAGTTTGAACTGCCATTGAAGGAAGGTGTCATCGTTGCCGATACCTTGAAAGTGGAAATGAATAGGATTGGCGCGGACGGTTGGACGGTGTTCCATTTCTCCAGCACCTTTACTCCTACATGCGACAAGGAAATCGTCATGGTCTGGGCCACGAGGCAGAAAGATGGCATATGACCCGACTAATCGCAAACATGTCAAAGCTGCTGAGCGTTCTGCTAAACAGGCCGCGGACGAGGCCAGACAGATCGTCGTTACCATCATGGGTCTTACCCAAGGTCGACGATGGATGCACGACAGGCTCAAAGCCGCCTCAATCTTTGCCACCACGTTTAATGGCAATGCTCTACAAACCGCCTATAACGAAGGCAGAAGGTCCGTCGGCCTCGAAATCCTCGCGGAGATCATGTCTTCGTGTCCTGATCAGTATGTCCAAATGATGAGGGAAGAAAATGCCCGAAGCAGCGCCCTTGAGCGAACCTTCACCGGCCCCGAGCCCGAGCCCGAGCTTGCCCTTGGAGACCCCGAAGGAGACGACGACTCAGACCGAAGGTCCAGGGTCTATTCTTCTGGAGAAGACAGCGGAGCCCGCGAAGGTCGTACCTGAAACCTACGCTGATTACAAGCTACCCGATGGCTTCGAGCTCATTCCAGAGGTGGCCACTGAGGCCAATAAGATGTTTAAGGCCGCTGGGCTCTCACAGGAGCAAGCGCAGGAGTTTGTCAATTTTTACGTTGCGAAGTCACAGGAATCCTTCGACCAACCGGTGAAGGCCTGGCTGGCGACGCAAGAGGAGTGGAAAGCCAAGATTAGGGATGACCCCGAGATCGGTGGTGCTAACCTAGACAAAGTCCGGGTGACTGTTGCCCGGGCGGTTGATGGCCTTGGCGATCCACAGTTGGCGAAGGACTTTAGGGAAGCGATGGTCATGACTGGCGCAGGGAACAACCCAGCCTTCGTGCGCCTGTTCTATCGCATTGCCCAGAAGATCACCGAGGGTGGTCACGTCCAAGGTTCGCCACAATCGCAGCCGAAGCCCGCTTCTTGGGCTCAGGCGCTTTACCCCAACCTCCAGCCATAAGGTCATCCCATGGCAACCCTAGGCGCAACTGCCCTTACATACCTCGACTGGGCAAAGCGGGTTGACGATGGTTACCAGATCGCCTCGATCATCGAGATGCTGTCTCAGACCAACGAAATCCTTGAGGACATGCTTGTCATCGAGGGCAACCTGCCAACCGGCCATAAGACGACCGTTCGGACCGGCCTTCCGCAAGCCACTTGGCGCTTGCTGAACCAAGGTGTGCCGAACGCCAAGTCAACGACCGCGCAGATCGTCGACACCTGCGGCAACCTTGAGACCTACGCGGTGATCGACAAGGACATCGCGGACCTCAACGGCAACACGGCCTCCTTCAGGCTCTCGGAGGTTAAGGCCTTCCTCGAGGGCATGTCTCAGCAGGTGGCTGCGACGGTGGTTTACGGGAACCAGTTCATCAACCCTGAGCGGTTCACCGGCTTCGCTCCGAGGTACTCGACAAAGAACACCACCAACTCGATGACGGCCAACAACGTCCTCGACGGTGGTGGGACTTCCTCAACCAACTCCTCGATCTGGATCGTGACGTGGGGTGCGGACACCTGCCACGCGACGTTCCCAAAGGGCAAGGTCACCGGCCTTCAGCATCGGGACATGGGTGAGTGGCCCGTTACCGACTCCTCGGGCAACACCTATCAGGCCTACCGCGACCACTTCAAGTGGGAGATCGGCCTCGTGCTGAGGGATTGGCGCTATGTCGTTAGGATCGGGAACGTTGATGTCACCCAGCTTACCGGTGTGGCGGCAGCGAACCTGATCAACCTGCTGGTCCGGGGGCTCTATCGGTTGCCGACCGCTCCGGTCTCCGCGACCACCATCCAGACCTCCGACTCGCCTGAGGTTCGGGCGAACATGGGGCGGACGGTGATCTACTGCAACCGCGTCCTCCGCACCTACCTCGACCTCCAGGCGATGAACAAGACCAACGTCCTGCTTCGGATTGAGGAGTTCGATGGGAAGCCCGTGACGACCTTCCGTGGCATCCCCATCCGCACTGTGGACGCAGTCCTCAACAACGAAGCTCAGATCGTGTAAGGAGCAAGCCATGATTATCGACTTCTTTGGACAGTTCACTGGTGGCTCTGGTGCCCCTGGCAACAACGACGGAGCGACGGACAGCCCGACTACGGGAACCCAAGGCTCCTCGAACATCCTCGACCTCCACATGGCTGGCATCCCTGTCCTTGCTTCGGGCCAGGGCGCCAGGGACCTTGGGATCGGTGACGACCCGGCCCTCAAGTTGATGGTTGAGGTCACCACCGCCTTCACTGGGGGGACCAGCCTTCAAATCGCCATTCAGGGCTCGCCCGACAATGGTTCTGGCGCTCCGCTTGGCTTCCAGAACTACGTCTTGAGCGCGGTTGTGCTTGAGGCCAGCCTGATCGTCGGGTCTCGATTGCTCGACATCGATCTGCCCCGGCCCCCGCCTGGCGTTCCATTCCCGAGGTTCCTGACCCTCGCGTACATCTCCGCGGGAACCCATGGGGCTGGAAAGCTCCGAGCTGCGTTGGTCCTCGATCGCCACGATCAGCCCTTGCAGGCCAACGCGATCCTTGGTGGCTATCCCGCTGGCGTGTTCATCGCCAACTAGGAGGTCGAGATGCGCAAAATCCTCATTGGCGCGGGGGCGCTACTTGCCCTCGCTCTGGGCATCGGGGTTGGCTTCTATGCCCAAGGCCAGCCCGTCACTCAGCAATCCATCTCTGGTAACGAATGCTGGAACGCTGGGCAGGGCCCTGGAGGCCCTTCTCAGTTTCTCTGCATCAACCAGGTGCGGAATGGTGCAGCTCTAACGATCTTCTCGGGGTCTGGTGCTCAGACCTTTACCGCTACCCAAGCCAACTCGACCCTGTTCTGGAGTGGCACCGCCCCTACGACCTGGACCATCACCCTGCCATCCCCAGCATTCGATGGCGAGATAATCTCGGTCGGCACCGACACTACCCTGACCACCCTGGTAACCGTAAACGCAGGGACCGGCCAGACCATGAATGGTACTTTCACCAGCCAGACGATCTCCGCAAACACTTCGGTTGAGTTTCAATTCAACGCGTCTGGCGCCAAATGGTATAGGGCACGCTGATGGCAAGGGTTCGACTTACCGCTGCGCTCGTGGTTGGCCATACGAAGCTGAAGGCCGGTGCAACCGTGGCCGATTCTACTGGAGCAGCCCAAGCTGGTGACTTCGTGTGGACCGGCCTCAACTCCACCACCTTCAACAACGCAATGGTTCCGCTGGATGGGGCAGCGACAACCATGCAAGCAGCATCGAGGTGGCCATCTGGCCCGACGGTACCTTACCCCGACGGGGTTAACTCAGTTGGAGGTGTTGGCTGATGGCTAGATGGCAGTTGAAGGTGCCACACTACCTGATGGTAGAGGGCACCAAATGGGAATACTCAGAGGTCGACCGTATCACCGGTCGGCCGAAGAGGGTGCAATTCAACGTCCCCCGTTATCTCGACCCTGGTGACCCAGCGGATCAAACCGTGAAGGTTCCGGGGTTTCCTGAAGAGGGCAAGCTCAACGTCACCAATGGCGGAACCCACGAAGCGAACGATGTTGTGTTCGTTGGTGACCCTGGGCCGGATATGATACCCCTTGATGACGAGGCTAAAGCCATTTCAGCTTCGTTCTCGAAGAAATGGGTCAACCCGATTGAGGACCTGCCGGTTAACATGACCTATGCTGACCGGTTGCTTGAGAGCCTTCAGTCCGAGGTCGCCCAGCTTCAATCTCAGCCGAAGTCTGCCCCAGCGAGCGACCTTGGCGAGCTGAAGGACCTGATGGTGCAGCAGTCGAAGATGTTCACTGACTTGCTTACTGTCTTTGGCGCAATGGCGAAGGCGCAAACCGTTCGGAGGGTCTGATGCGCAAACTCCTTCTCGCTGCGTTATTGGCGCTGCTACCACATGAGGCCTCTGCGCAGTCCCAGACCATGCCCCCGCCAGCGGGAATGATTGTGGCCCTCTGCGCCAGTAACGTGGCTTCGCCAACGCCCATCGCTGGGCTTCCCTACATCCTTCAATGCGATAACACTGGGGCCTTGAAGGTCAACGCCTCGGTCACGGCATCGATTGCTGGCTTTGCTCCAGCAGCCACCTTCGCGACCATCACTACTGGTGCGGCTTCGGTCTCGACGGCCTTACCTGCGGGCGCTGTAGTACTGTTCCAGAACACCGGCACAACCGCGGTCAGCTGCACCCTTGGGGTTGGCGCTGCCACTGCGACGGCAAACCAGAATATCGTCCAGCCTGGGTCCTGGCTTGCTTTGACAGTTGGGGCCAATACCTTCGGGGCTTGCATTCCAACCTCCGGTTCGACCGCCAACCTTGTGGTGTTGTCTGGCGGGTCCGGTCTTCCCACTGGCTCTGGTGGCGGTGGTGGAGCGGGTGGTGGCGGAGCTGTCTTCAGTTCCACCGCGCCAGTCTCGACCATGAACTCTGCGAGCGCCAACGCTGGTCTCAACTCCGCGATTGCGGGCAACTTTGACGACGCTACCACTACCCTCTGCACTGAGAATAACTTCTGCTTCCTGCGGATGTCGACCAACCGAAACCTCTATGGAACGATCCGCGACGCAGCGGGCAACGAACGCGGGGCGAACGTCGATGCAAGTGGCAATCTTTCGGTTGCGGTCAACAACACTCCGACGGTTTCTGGCACGGTGACCGCCAATCAGGGTGGCACTTGGACCGTTCAGCCTGGGAACACCGCGAACACGACCCCTTGGCTGGCGACGATCAACCAGGGCGGCAACTCCGCGACGGTCTCTGCGGCTGGGGCGTTGAGTCACAACACCACTCAGCTTGGCGGCAACACCATTAACCTTGGAACTGGCGCTACCAGCACTGGCACTCAGCGGGTTGTGACTGCAAGTGACAGCCCTGAAATAGCAATCCTTAACACCATTTCTACCAACACTGCGTCGTCGATCCCACCCGCCCCGGCCGGCAGCGGCAACGTGCTGACTGGCAACAGCTGTGGCTCAGCGGCCGACAATTGCGTGCTAAAGGCATCGGCCGGGAACCTGTATGGTGTCTATGCCGAGTGCACCTCAGCTTGCTGGCTGATGGTGTTCAACGCCACGGCAAAGCCCGCGAATGGGGCGACGACCGCTGGGAACGCCAGTGGCAACCTCGTTGAGTGCATCGATGTGGCCGCGAATAGCTCGCGTTCGCTGACCTACCCAGTGTTCCCACGGGCGTTTACAGTGGGGATCGTAGCGGTTGTTAGTTCGACGGCCTGTGCCACTTTGACCGCTAGTGCCGTTGGCTTCATCAGCGGAACGGTGATGTGATGCTTAAAACCTGGGACCGAGTTATGTTCTCCATCGGCATTATTCTGTTGCTGATGGCGCTCAATATCGATGACAAGCCGCAGGCTCAGTACGCTGGGTATGGCAACGATGCCATCCTCAACGCTGGGCCTGCCAATCCGATCGGCCTTACTACGGCTGGGATGTTTGGATTGGGCTCAACGTGCAAGATCACTCCGATTAACGTGACCCGTGTGATCGTGAGCGTGACAGGTAACCTCACCCTCACCGCAGCTGGTAACGTGATCACCTCCCTGCGCTTCGGCACTGGTACCGCGCCAATTAATGGAGCCGCAGCGACTGGCACGACCATAAGCAGCGTCATGACTTTCTTTGCTGTTAGCGGAGCCTTGGCACAGCCTATCACTTGGACTGGAATCCAGTCCGGCCTGACACCCGGTACCGCGATTTGGTTCGACGTAGCTGTCACGCCATCAACCGGAACGGTGACTATGCCTAGTATCGGTTGCTTTGCAGCGGGGATATAGCATGAAGCGCCTCCTTCCGATCTTGCTGTGTGGCTGCATCCTTGCCTTTGGCCCATCAATTGCTGTGCTGGCCCAGCTCATCACCAGCAGCGGGGGAGGTGGTGGCGGCACACCTGGGGGGAGCAACACCCAGTTCCAGTACAACAACAGCGGGGCGTTTGGTGGCACTCCTAACCTGACGTTAGGAGGGGCAACGATAGCTGGTGGTCTAGATCTGTGGATGACGGGGCGCAATGTTATTGTTGAAAAATTTGTCTTTTTCAACGCTAACAATGCGGTGACGTTGGCGAATGGGAACAACGTCAACATCACGGTAAACAGTTCTTACAATCGTATCACTGGGCCAAGCGCGGTGTTCAACGTCAATTGCATCACCTTTCCACAGAATGCGGCTTATGGCGGAGCCAGTGCTGGGGAAATGGTTGTGTTCTACAATGCGGTGGCGTTCGCGATGACGATCAAGAACGAGGATACCACCAACTGCACGACGGCAGCTAACCGTATCAAAACCCTGACCGGTGCGGATGTAACCCTGCGGGCAGGGACGAGTTCGGCAACGTTTTATTACGATGGCACCGATGCCCGTTGGATACTTACGGGAACAAACTGATGAGAGGGCAGCATGACATGGCGGATTTGCGCGATCGTTGGGTTCCTAATCTTGTTCATCGGTGCCGCGAGCGCGTGGCGGCATGGCGCGGCCAACTGCTCCGGTGGGGGGTTTCTGGTGACGGACGCGCTGAGCTGCACCGACATCTTGACGACGGATGCAGCGGACCCGCTCACCCCGAACTGATCAGCTATCTTGACGACGAATGCAGGAAATTCGTTGCTACCAAACTAATTGACAAGCGGACCGCGCTGATCGGTGGGGCCGGCCTTGCTGCACTGTTTTCCTCGCAGGCCGAGGCAGCTACACAGTTCACCACCTGGCCGTTCCTGGCCACAGGGGGAACTAGCGGTGGCATGACGATGCCCGCTCGATTGGCGTTGCAGCGTAACGTCAAGGATTTTGGGGCCGTCGGTGATGGCGTTGCTGATGATACCACCGCAATCCAGGCCGCCATCAACGCAGCATCGACACAGGGCGCACCAGGGCGCACTCCGGGTGGGACGGTCTATATACCAGCGGGCGCTTACAAGGTGACTGCTGCGTTAACCCCACCCAACAATGGATGTCGCATCAGGGTGATTGGTGATGGCTCGCTCGCGACGTACATCTTCAGCAACAATCAGATTTGGATATTTGACTGCGCTGGAACGTCTGGAAACGGCGTGTTCCAAGAGTTTTCTCACCTCAACATCGTGAACAACTTTGCCCCTCTTAGCGCGGGTGAGGATGCTTCCTTCGGGTGCATTCGAATTGGGGGTGGAGTTGCAGGCGTGTCGCCTGGTATCTATGGGGGCCTATTGAGCAACTGTGAATTCGGTGGATTTAACTGTGTTCTTGCCAATCTCAATGTATTTCAGACTGTCATGGTAGCCTGTAATGCTACGGGGACTTATGACTGGGGAGGCGTCGCGTTCGACGTTGGTGGGACGACCTGCATCGCCTGTCATGCTGCCGCCTACTGGAACGGATTCAGGATCGCCAGAAACACCTCCGGTGGGATGCTCGGTTGTCGTACCGAAAACTGCTACTACGGTACCATTCTTGGGATGGATGAGACTGGGGCTGCACAGAAAGCGTTTGGCGTCGTGGTTGCTGGTCTGACGACGGAACGGTGTAGCATTGGCATTTTGGTCAATTTCTGTGAGGAATCCACCATCAGTGCAGTTGTGATTACCGGAACCTATGGTTCCGACAATGGAGCCAGCAATTTCAATTGGACCGCTGGGACAGTGACGGTGACCGTTAGGGCCAACCAATCTCTTAGCAAGTTCGGTTGGACGACCAACGCCACGACCCGGCAAGTGATGATCAATGACCCTGTCGGGTCAGGTACCAACTCGTTCGGAACACCTGGAACAACTGTGACTGGGACGCGGACGAGTGACACGACGTTCACTTATCCGCTAGCTACCTTTACCGGTGTCAACAACAGAAGCAACGTGGTGTGGACGCTCGGCATCGTGGCCGGTGTGCAGTTCAAGTATTTTGACGGCTCGTTCGTTTGTAGTGGCGTCGATGCGCGCGGAAACAGTGCTGGCTCCTACGCGACTGGCGGAGTGGGGTTTGACTTTTATGGCGGGAACACTTTTGGGCAGACCAACAACTGTACGCTGGTTGGATGCAATGCCGGTGTTGGTGGTTGGTCTATGCCTCCTGCCAAATACAAGGCTGGTTATCAATTCACCAATTGCGACAACCCGACGGGATCGACTACGGACGTGGCGGGCAACCAGGCGGGGATGAATTTTGCGGACTTGCCGGGGCAGGCCAGCGTGCAACTGACTACCCCCATTGAGGGCATGACCTATGACATCGTCAACTGCAACACATCGACGTTCTTGGCAGCAGCAGCTGGAGGCGGCTCTGGTGCTACAGCACATCGTCGGGTCCGCTACAACGCGGCAACTCCTGGATGGCAGGTGGTAGGCTGATGGCAGACCTCGATCAGGGCGGTAGCGCCTTTCAGTTCGTGAACGTCAACCTTGGCCCGACTCTTGGTTGGTTTCGGGGGCAGGTTGAGTCCATGCCTCAGCGGAGGATTACCGTTGGTGGCGCCACTAACATTGGCGCTGGGGATTCCCTTGTCTTGGTTGATGCTGGGGCGAACAACGTCACGCTGAACCTTCCGGATGTGACTCAGTGGCTTGCGATTTCCCAAGTCCTTCCGCTGAACATTAGCCAGATCGTGCCCTACGTCCAGGGCTTTGAGAGGGCGATTTGGATTAAGGACTTCGGTGGCAATGCGGCTACCAACAACATTAGCATTGTGCCGTATGGCACGCAGACCATCGATAAGTTCAACATGCCCTTTAAGATCGTGCAGGCCCGAATGCTTCTTCGTCTTTACCCGATAGTAAGTGGAGCAACTGGATGGTTAAGTGGCTAGCCCTTGCTACCTCGTGCCTGACTGCGCTGTGGCCGGTCTTGGCAGTGGCCCAGGATATCCCTGCCCATTCGATGCCGATAGGCCAGGGTCCTGGGGTTGTTGGTTGGGGCGTTGGCGGACCTTGCAATGCAGGACAGGTGTTGGTCTGGCAAGGTGGCCCAGGGGCCGATCCAAGCTGTGCTACTGCGGGGGGCGGTGGCGGTGGCTTTCCTGCGACCTCTCAACTGTCCTTCTTCGTTGCAACGACAGGGGACAACGCGAACAACTGTATTACGGCTGCGACTGCATGCTTCACAATTGAATACGTTATAAGGCTGTGCCCAATTGGCACCCGTTGCGTCATCAACATCGCTCCAGGAACCTATGTTGCTTACGGTGACCCCACCCACCCAAGCAACCCCACCGACCCAATTGCGCCTATGATAGCGAGCCCTGCGTACAACACTTTCTATTATCGAACAATTAATTTCTCCGGTAAAGACCCTGTTTCTGGCAGCTGCAATGTGAACAACGTGAATATCCATGCCGGGGAGAACGGCCAGACCATCTTTGAGTCCCAAGATCATGCCGTGATCTTTGTGTCCTGTTTGACCTTCGTCAACAACCCCATTCCTGGAGCCTGTGGTGGAAGCCCGTGCACTGGGGTTTTTATGATTGATGGTAGGCAACTTGCGATTGTTGACGCTGATGACATTCAGATCACCAACAACTGGGTTAACGGAACCTTCCTTTCCGCAACTGACCTTGCTTCGGTGAACTGTGGCAACACCTTCCGGATGCAATCATTCGGAACTGCTCCGAACTCGCTGAATGCTCTTGGGGTTGCTCAGGCCAGAGCTAAGCTCAACTGGGCCTGCCAAGGCAGCTTCTTTGCCTCCGGATCATGGACCACTGCTGCGTTTGTTGCGTCTGGTGGGGCTATGATCGATCTGTCGGGGGGTTCGGGGTTCCCGAGCTTTAACCTCAACACCGGGGTGACCATCACTGGTCCTCAATGCAATATAACCCAAGGGGCGATCATGCTTTCGGCTCAACAGCTACCGCCACCGCCTCCAGCTGGGGGTGGAACTGGAATCCCCGGAACCGCTGGGTCCTGCACTACTGGTGGGGGAGGGATGGTGTTCTAATGCGTAAGCTCATTGCATTAGCTCTGGCCTTGCTTCCGACCTTGGCGTCGGCCCAGTCTACAAACCAGACCTTGGGAACTGACTTTGGCAACGCCGCGTTGTCGACTGGGGCATGCCCGTCGGGCGGTACCAACATATGCTCTACCACCCCAGCTATTGGCGTTAATACCCGCGAAATCGCGACGATGGCGTCGTTGATAAGTGGGACGAGGCCTCAGATATCCGCGCAGGTGTCGGCTGACACATCGTCAGGGGCAGGCGCGTGCAGTACTGGAATTGTAAGTGGGACCCCATGCCAGATCATTTGGAACCTTGCGGATGTTGACACAGCGGGAGGCCTCAACACCTCCACCGGTAGTTATGCCGTTGCCACTCCTGGGACTTACGTCTTCTGCGCCACCGTTACCTTTCAATACACCCCTACCTTCACCCCAGCCAATGCCATTGTACAAATCCTTAAGAATGGAAGTGTTGTTGCAACGACGAGGGATTCTTATCCGGTCTTGACTAATCTTCAAGCCGCGAAGACCATATGTAGGATGGCAACCTTTGCTTTGAACGACTTGCTAACAACCAACATTCTTATGATTGGAAACGCGTTTGTCATTAAGGGCTCTACCACTGGGATCACCACGTTCTACGGAGCAAGGATAGGACCGTAACATGCCTAGCTCATCGAAGCCCCAGGCCAGGATGATGGCCGCTGCTGCACACAACCCGAAGTTCGCGAAGAAGGTTGGGGTGCCCCAAGGCGTAGCTAAGGACTTCAACCGAGCGGATGCCAAGACCGGTATCTTGCGGAAGAAGAAGAGGCCACAGAATGGCGACTGAAGAAGATGACTTCCAGCGGGTTCATATCGACCAACGGGTTCCACCGAAGATCGATCGGTTGGCGCTGTACTACCACAACCTGATCTACATCAAGTACTACTGGGAAACCATTGGCCAGCAGGTCGATCCGACGTTCGCGAGGGAAATGCAGCGAGTGCACAACGAGCTGATGGAAGAGATTGAAATGGAGCAGGGCCAAGGTGGCCTGCTTGATAGAAGGGAGAAGGCACTTGAAGCAAGGAAGAGCAAGTCTATCCGGCGCATATGACCGAAAGGTCGAGCCGAAGTCGCACGCGATTAACCCTGGGTGGGTTTCGCAATTGGGCACCGCGGTTGATCCAAAGGCCGTGGAGCAGATGCATAAGGGCCGGGGCTACAAGGCCCCGGTAGCGGCACCAACCTGTCATCATTCTGGTTCACAAGGGAGGCACAAGTGACCGACGACACAAAGGCTGAAATGGACGTTGAGAAGGTGCACCATCTTCTGAACATATCCTCACTGGCCGCTGGGTTCCCGAACCTGGGGCCGATTCGGGACGCAGCTGCGAAGCTGCTTGCGCAGATTGCGGCTGACCTGCTGAAGGAGGTTGAGGCCGAGCTTGCGAAGAAAGCGGAAGTCCCAAACCCCCAGTTCGTACAGCCGGAGGAGGAGCACAATGCCTAGGGATATCCTCTCCGAGTATGGCCCAGAGCACCATTCTCCCAAACCAGCGCGCGCTGAGTCTGGTGGATGTACTTCGGCTAGAGATGTAAGGGCCTACCAACCTCCGAAAGGGCCAACGAACATCAACGATCCGAAGGGCCCAGGGCTCCATGGTGATAACTATGGGAACGCAGGGACGCAAGGGAAGACCTCGATCTCTTGTGGTGAATCTGGCTCCCCTGGGCTTCATGGGCAGAGCAAAGGCCATGGGACCAATAGGGGATGACCACCGACGTTGACATCGCCAACCGGGCCCTTCAGCTGGTCGGCACGCGCACGACGATAGCTTCGTTAAGTGACAACACTAACGAGGCTATCCAGTGCAACCTGTGCTACACCGCTATCCGCGATTGGTGCCATTCGATCGAGAACTGGAACTTCGCGCGGAAGACCGTTGCGTTGGCCTCCGCAAAGAGCGTAGCGTTGCCGATTGGCACTTGGACCACGGCTTCACCCGCGCCACCTTGGTTGAATGAGTACACAGTCCCTGGGGATTTCATTCGGGCGATCTACGTCACGAACATGAACCATAACAACAACCCAGCGACCTCGTATGATGGTGAGCCCCAAAGATTCGCGGTGGCGACCGACACCATTGCTGCCTTGCAGCAAGAGGTGATTCTTACCAATCAGGGCAACGCTATCCTCACCTACACCTCTCGGGTGAGTGACCCGACCCTGTGGCCGTTGTTCTTTGAACGGGTTGTGGTTTCTGCCGTTGCACGGACCATTTGCCTTGCACTGACGCAATCGATGCAGTTGTTTAAGATCTTGGAAGAGAACGCAATCATGATGATAACCCAAGGGGTCCTCCTCAATCGAGCTGAAGGCCTGGCCTTTGAGGATACCACTCCGGAATGGGTGAACGCTCGGGGGATTGTCTTCCCTGAGCGGCAGATGAAGGTGATTAAGGCTGTCGATGGAGATAGCGATGGTGGCAAGCGTTGATATCGCAAATCGAGCATTGATCCTGGCTGGATCGGAGGTCTTGCTTCCAGCGCTGACGCAGGACTCAATGGAGGCGAAGACCCTCAACCTTGTCTACCAACCCCTCATCGACTATTGCCACACCTTGACAAACTGGAACTTCGCGAGGAAAACTGTGGCGTTGACGGTGAGCAAATCACTTCCTGCCCCACCGCTGCCAAGTTGGGGCGCATCGACCATGCCTTCGCCTCCGTGGCAATTTGAGTACCTTCTCCCGACGGACTTCATCAAGGCCCAGTACGTCACCAACCAGGCCAACGTGAACAACCCCGCGAGGTACGATGGTGAACCCCAACGGGGCCAGGTGGTCATGATCAACACCGGGACCCCACAGTTGGTGGTTCTGACCAATCAGACCTTGGCCTTGCTGGTGTACACCGCGAGGATTCTGGACCCGACGCAGTGGTCGCCATACTTCACTCAGCTGGCGGTGGAGGTGCTTGCAGCGGAGATTGCCCTGTCTATCTCCAAGAGCCTTGAGCTTCGTGCACATCTTCGGCAGGTTTCGCAAGAGACCATTGCCTTCGCGATCATGGCGAACAAGGCTGAGGGCCTGATCACCGACGATACCACGCCCGAATGGATCGATGCTCGGGGCATTGGGTATCCGTTCAACCAGGGTGACCCGAGACTTGGGGTGCGGACTCCGCTGGCGTTTATGAGGGAGCCTCAACGCAATGACCGTGGACGTTGACATCTGCAATCGGGCGCTGGTGGCGATTGGTTGGCCTGGGGTTATCCCTTCGATGACCCAGGATAGTGAGGCCGCGCAGACCTGTAACCTCGTCTACGCTGCCCTGAGGGATGAGCTGATCCGGCTGGCGCCTTGGAACTGCGCCAAGACCATGGCGAATCTTCAGTTCCTTACCGCTGTGCCTGGAACACCAGAGAACCCAACTATCGGTACGACTACTTGGCAGAAGCAGTTCCCTGCTCCACCTTGGACTTACGAATACCTCCTTCCGATTGATTTGATCCGAGCCCTCTACGTTGTTCCGCAGTACCCAACGGGGTTCTCCGGGGGGATACCGATTACCACTGCGGTGACCGGAGGCATCCCGACGTTTTGGAATGGCCCTCCGGTGAGGTTCAATGTGGCTATGGATCAGCCGATCTACACCACTGCTGCCGCGCCTGCTAATATGGGGCAGAATTATAAGGTTGGCGACAACATTATCCTTGCTCAGCCAACAGGCATCGATGTGCCTTCGATTCTTACCGTCACCAGCGTGGGCCCTAGCGGGTCGGTGACTTCAGTTGCTCTATACATGCGCGGTAGCTACAGTGCCACTCCGGTTGGCCCTCAGGCCCAAGGTTCGACGACTGGTGGAGGAACCGGGGCAACCTTCAACCTTACCGTGACCGCTGGGGTTGACACCAAGGTCCTCCTCACCAACCAAGAGTTCGCCATCCTTGCCTACCTCAAGCGCGTGACCGATCCGAATCAGTGGGATAGTCAGTTCCAGGAAGCTATGATCTCTGCTTTGGCTTCGCGGATCGCTTTGCCCTTGATGAAGGACCTCAACCTTGCCGAGGCAAAGCTCAAGGACGCCAACATGCGTATTGGCGTGGCCAGGCAGGGCGATGGGAACGAGGGCCTCACCATCAACAACGTCGATCCGGATTGGATTCGGATCCGGGGCATCGACTATCCGCTGGACTATGGGTGGACCCCAAATATGAACGCCCCGTTTGACTGGGGCATGATGCTGACGATGTAATGAGCAGCAATTCGATCCAGCCTGACTTCTCTGCGGGCGAGCTTTCCCCGCAGCTTTTCGCTCGGGTGGATTTGAAGCAGTACCACCTTGGCGCTGCGAAGATGCTCAATTTCTTCGTCGACTTTAGGTCCGGAGCTTCGACGCGACCAGGGACGAAGTACATCGCCAACTCTGCGGATCAGACCGTTGGAGGGCAACGCGCGAGGCTCTTTCCCTTTCAGGTCACCGATGTTCAGGGCTATGTTCTTGAGTTCACCAACCTGGCTTTGAACATCTACAAGAACGGGGTTCTGCTTGCTGGGGCTTCGGCCAGCCCTATTACCACGCCCTACGTTACTGCGGATTTATTCACCCTTAAGTTCGCGCAGCGAGCAAATACCCTTATTATCACCCACGTAAATTACCCAGCGAAGATTCTCACCTACACCAGCGACACCGTTTGGTCCCTAGCGAACATCACCTATGGAGCAACCCTTCCGACTGTTCCATTTGCTGGTGAGACTACTGGTCTTGGCACTTACCCAGCCAATAACGGATTGCCTGGTTCGCAGTCCAATCTTCAAATGGCCTTTGTGGTTGTTGGTACAAGGGCATTGGCAACAGTGCAGTTTAACTACATCGTTTGTGCAGTTGATGCTAATGGTCAGGAGGGCCCGGGTAGACCTATTATTGGTTCGCTTGCAACGAGTGGTGATATTGTTGGCATAACCATATACCTAAATTGGTATGCAATTCCTGGAGCGGTTGCTTACAATGTTTATAAAGCTCCCCCACAATACTATGCTACCGGTATAGCCGGCACTACGCAAGGGTTTGGTTTCCTTGCATCGGTAAATCAGCCGTCACCGGTTAACACCGTTCCAGCTACAGCAACCTTGGTTTCTTACACCGACACCTATCCGCAGACTCCGAATACCCAGATCGGCACCGACCCCAACTACGCGGAGACACCTCCGATCATCGTCACCGATCCATTCAATGGGACTGGCAACCCAGCAGTTTGTGCCTTCTACGATCAGCGGCTTTGGTTTGGGGCGACTGGAGCGCCCGGGTCGCCAACGGGCTCTCCGCAGACAGTCTGGGCCAGTCAGCCAGGAGCTTACACTGGTTCATTCTTCAACTTCAACTACTCCAATCCCATCCAAGAAGACGACGCCATCACCGCGACCTTGGTGTCGAAGGAACTTTCGACGATTAAGCACTTCACCCCGATGTCAGATGGCCTGCTGACCTTCTCTGCCCATGGGGCGTGGAAGATTACTGGAGGAGCGGCCTTGGCAGCCATCACTCCGGTTAACATTGCCGCGAAGCCCCAAGCTTATAATGGCGCAAGTGATCTGATTCCGATTGTGATTGAATACGACGTTCTCTACGGTCAGGCTAAGCAATCCATCGTTCGTGACATTGCCTATAGCTTCTACCAGGCGAATTACTTCGGGGAGGATATCTGTTGGCAATCGAACCAGCTGTTCTTCGGAGCCAAGCTTACTGACTGGGATTACGCTGAGGAGCCATTTAAGATCGTTTGGGTTGTTCGGAATGACGGGGCAATGTTAAGCCTGACCTTCGTCAAGACCATGGGGATTGTTGGTTGGGCGGCGCACAATACCCAAGGCTTGTTCCAGGCGGTGGCGGTGGTTACCGAGACTGCTCCGGACGGAACCCTTGTCGACGCTGTCTACGTTGAGGTTTGGCGCTCAGGAGCTAGCCCACCTGCTAGGTACATCGAAAGGCTTATGGAACGGACCTTCCCGACGATTAGCGACTGCTGGTGTCTTGATGCCGCGAAGCTATACGTTGGGGCTCCGATAACCGTCGTTACTGGCTTGGGGCATCTTAATGGAATGTTGGTGAACGCCCTTGCCGATGGGGTCGTCTATAATAGCCTGACGGTGTCTGGTGGCTCGGTGACCATACCCGGCCCTGCTGCGTCTAAGATTTTGGTTGGCCTTGCCTTTACATGTCAACTCCAGACGATACCACTGGATCTTGGCAACCCTACGGTTCAGGCCAAGCTGAAGAAGATTCCGAGGATGACGATGCAGTTGAAGGAGGCCTCAAGATTGGAGGTCGGCCGGACCTTCAGCAACATGGTGTTCATGAACGAGTTCTCCCCACCCACCTTGTGGCCTACCAATAGCCTGTTCACCGGAACCATCCCAGTGACACTCGACTCGTTGTGGGATGTTCCCGGTCAGGTCTGCATCCGCCAGGCCCAACCTTACCCAGCAACCGTCCTTGGGGTGACCCTTGAGGACGAAATAGGGAGTGATTGGGAAAAATGAGAACCAAAATCATTCCTGCGCAGAAGGTCGACCTTAGGGACCTAATATCTCGGAGTCCAGTGGCCAACATGGTTGGTGCTGAGGCTACGTTGGCAAGGTGTATCAAAAGCTCTGAGATATGGTGGGCCGGGTTCGTCGATGATCGGGTAGCCTGTGTATGGGGCCTGGTCCGCCCCTCGATCTTGGTGAACTCGGCCTACCTCTGGCTCATTACCACCGATTTGGTCAAAGAGCACACGTTCATGTTCGTTAGGCGAAGTCAGATCGAAGTGGCGAAGATGCTTGAGGTCTGCGATGAAATCATTGGGGATTGCATCCTTGGCGACTATCGGGCCATGAGGTGGTTGAGGTGGCTTGGGGCCGAGTTCTCTGATCCTGTTGGAGGCCGGGTTCCATTTAGGATTGTGAAGCATGGCTGATCCGGTATCGCTGGCGGCCCTGGCTGGGGCTTCTGCTTTGGTGAAGGCTGGGGGAGACATCTTCTCTGGTCAAGCGCAAGCTGCGACTGCGACATATCAGGCTGGTTTGGCGACAATCAACCAAAACATCGCTAAGCAGAACGCTTCCTATGCACTGGCTGTTGGGGAAGTTCAAGCTCAACAGTCGGGAATGAAGACCCGCGCGGAAGTCGGCACGACTAGGGCTACGCAGGCGTCAAGTGGGCTTGCGGTTGACACCGGGACCGCTGAGAAGGTCGTTGAAAGCGAAGAGGAGCTTGGGGCCTATAATCAGTCGCTGATCCGCAGCGACGCGGCTAAGCGGGCCTATGGCTTTGAGGTTGAGGAAACACAGCAGGTCGCTCAGCAGCATCTTTATGAAAGCGCGGCTGCAAATGCAAAGACCGCGGCCATGATTTCTGCTGTTGGGTCGATCCTTGGTGGGGCCACTTCGGTCGCGGGTAAGTTCGCTGACGCTCAGCGAGTGGCTGGTGGTATGGGCAATATGGCTGGGCCGTTTAGTAGCGCCAGCCCCAACCTGACTGGTCAATACATGCCTGGTAAAGGACTTATAGGCTAATGCCAGTAGTTCCACAGAATCCTTCGCATATTCCGTATTCGCCGGTTCCAGACACTCCGTCGCAGATCGGAAGGCTGGAGACCCCATCGGTTCATGAGGACGTGACTGGTGGCGCTGCATTTGGGGTTGGGATCGGCAAAGCCATTGAGGGCCTTGGCGTTGAAGGTGAGAAGGCATCGGACGAGCTTTGGAAGCGCGCGATGGCTGTTCAGGAGCTTCGGAATGAGACCGAGGCCCGTGAAGCAGCGACCAAATATGCTCTTGGAGAGGAAGATTCCCAATCAAAATTCATGGCGAGCCTAGGCACTGATGCTTCAAACAACCTTCAAAGTCATATTCAGAACGCTGACGCACGTCGAAAGGCAATCCGGGACAGCCTGTCGAATGACGCTGCTCGACGGATGTTCGACGCTGAGTCGTTCAACACCCTGAGATACAACGTCAACCATGCTACCGGCCATGCTGCACAGCAACAGAAGCAGGCTTATCTTGATAGCCTTAGCTCTGAGCGGAAGGCAGCGATGGGCGTCATTGCTAGGGCTCCCAAGGACGAAGCGATGTTTCAGGAGACCTTGAAGGATGCCCAAGATAAGGCCAGGAAGGAGGCCGTTGCCCGTGGCCCGGTTGACGATCAGGTTGTGGCTCATCATGTTGCGGATGCGACTAGTGAGGCTTGGGAGAACCGATTGAGCTCAATGGCCGACACTGATCCGTTCACCGCCAATAAGCTGTTGAATGGCAACATCAATGTGTTTACCCATGGGGAGAAGCTTAGGGAATTAACTGAAAAGATTACCAGGAAGACCCATGAGATTGTTGGACGAAATGGGGCTTCGGCCGTCAATGCTGGGTTTGCTCCGTATATGACCCATGTTGACATTGATCGGGCCGCGGGCGTCAACAGCGCCTTGATGGAGGTCGTGAAGGAGGCCCAGCGGGCCAACCCTGATCTTAGGTTTACCATTGGCGATCAGGGTGGCGTTCGGACCTTAGAGCAGCAGAAGGTGTTGGTCCGAAGAGGCGTTAGCAGGACCCTACAGTCCAACCACTTGGATGGTAGAGCAATTGATCTGATCCCCATGGGCCCTGATGGTAAGCCGAACTACGACGCACCAGATTCGGAGTACCGAAAGATTATCGCTGCAATGGACGCAGCTTCGGCAAAGTTGGGGATTCCACTTGGTAAGCGGATTTCTTGGGACCTTGCGCATCATGACCTTCCGAGGGGCTACGATATCCGCAACGCCCCCAAGCCGGTGGAGGAGTCGGAGCGAAGCAGGGTAGATCGTGCTCAAAGGTGGGCTAGAGCCACGTACCCTGACGATCCTGTTATGCCTGAGGTAATGGCGGACGCGGTTAGGAAGCAGTTCCATGCCGAGAAGGAGATGGATCGGGATGATTCGAACCGTAGGGATGAAGCCTTCACATCGATGTTGATGAAATCTCCGGGAGAGATCCCAACGACCATGGAGCAGATTAGGGCGACGCCAGAGGGCAAGGACCTTTTGAACAAGGCTCCTGCTACACAGCAGAAGAAATGGCTGAACTGGCTGTCTACCATCGGCAAGCACGAGTTCGCGCCAACTGAAGAAGCCTACCGAAGGTACCGTGAACTCTCTGGGATGCTTCAATCCGACCTTAAAGAGGACCAGGATAAGGTCCTTGATATGGGCTATGACGAGATCATGAAGGAGCATATGCCCCAGGCTTGGCGGACGCAGTTGCTTGAGCGGATGGGGAGGTTGCTTAAGAAGTCGGACGATCCGCAGCTGGCCAGCGCGATATTTTCCAAGGCGAAGACCTCCTTGGCGCCAATGATGCAGGATGCCGGCATTGATCCAAAGGATGACAAGGAGCGGTACTGGAGGTTTATAGATGGCCTTAGGGGAGTGCTGATAGACTTCCAGCAGCAGCATAGGCGTGGGCCAAACCCAACAGAAATGGGTCAGATTGGCGCCCGGTTGATGCACGAGGAGTATGCTGGAGATTTCTTCTTTGGCCTCTTTAAGCAGCAAAGGATTCTGTCTGATATTCCGATTTCGGATGAAGTCCATGACGATATTAAGGCCCAGCTGGAGGCTGGGGGACAGACGGCAAATGAATCGTTGATCAGGCAGATCTTTATACTTAACGAGTATAAGAGAATACATCCCGAAGCCCTGGGAGAGAAGCCTTCACCGGCACCGAAGCGTTCGAAGTCAGAGGGTGAGGGCAGCTTAGCCATCCCGCCATTCATAACGCCTGGGGGATTCTAAATGGCCGATTATAGCGAAGCGATCAAAACACTCACCGGTCAGCAGAACCGTTCTGCCAGGATGAGTGTTATGGACTCTGTTGACGCCAATCCTGACGAGGCTGCTGAGTCGGTAGCTATAAGCAACGCCACTGGGGTTCCATCGACGGCCGTTTATGGGGACTTCGATGAGTTCAATAGGAACTATCGGGGCCATATTGGGGCTAACGTTGTTGAGGCTGATCCAGATTTAGTTAGCTACATCAATTCCCATCCTTTGGCAAGTAAGGTCTCTAAGGGAGATTTGGCGAACCTTGCGGAGGTTTCTAGGAGCTTCAACGCGATGTACCCGTCAGCGGGCCAAAAGTCCCAAAGCGTGATGGGGGAGATCATCGACCAGTGGCAGCGTGTTGGGGCGCCACGAGGGCAATGGATGTTGCAGAATCCGAGTGACATAGAGTTCTGGGCCGACCATCCGCAGACATACAAATCATTTGCTTTAGCGGGCGCTCCTTTGGAGAGTGCCGCGCGGACTATGCAGGCCCTAACCGAGACTGGTGGCACCCTTGCTGGCGCTCTTTATAGTGCCGTCACCGGTGACAGGACAACTGGGGATTGGATTAGGGCTCATGGCGCAGATGTCTTGATGGACCCAGGGGTCCAGGCTTCCCTTGGACCACTTGGGATGCTTTTGCCGAAGCGGGTCATGCCACTTCGAATGGATGTTCAACCCTCGTTGAAGGTCCTCACCGACCATCTTAAGATTGGTTCGCCATGGGTTGCCGCTGGGGAAGAACCGCCACCTCGAATTGGCCCTTTTTGGGACTACGCTAAAATCCAGCAGGCGGCCCTAGATGCGGCGAATTATGACAAGATCAGCAAGAACGTTAAGAAGAGTTCGACGTATAAAATTAGCCCGGAAATGTTTCAGAACTTCCTCAGGACGAAAGCCTCGGGGACCATTGAAATCCCCGTTGATGCAATTCGTGATCTATATGGCGCAGAGGAAGAACCTCATCCTCAAGATGGCAAACTTGGATGGATATCGGATCTTAAGCAGCAGATCGATGCCGTTGCACCGGTTAGAGGATACGTTACGGTGGCGGCTCAAGAGTGGCATGCGAAGGTCCCCAAGGAAGTCGAAGAGGCCTTGAAGTTGGATTTGCTGTTTAGGCCTGAAGGGCTGACTGAGAATCAGGCGAAGGTTAGGGAAAAGGAGATTCCGAAGGAAGTTGAGGAGATGGCTAAGGAGCCTGTTCCTGTTGGGGAGCCAGCGCAGCCAGAACTGCCGCTTGGTGAGCCGCCAACTCGGTCTGAAGTCGTTGGTCAGAAGGTCGCCAACGCAATCGAGATGGTCGAACGATCGGCAGGGCTCGACAAGGGCCTCTTCGCCCCAGAGCGGAACCGGCTTGCGGCTATTAAGAAAGAACTGACCGTTTGGCAACGGGCGCTGGACTTTGGGCTGACCGCGAAGCAGGCGAAGAAGTACATCCAGCGGATTGCGGAGCAGGTTGACTCAGATCGTCAAGCACAGTTGAACGCGGTTGTAGCTGACATTGAGCTGAGGAAGACCGCAGAATGGCAGAAGAACGAAGAGAAGGTTCGAGAGGAAGTCGAGGGGAAGTTTGACGCCCGGCCGGACATAGCGGTGGACAACTTGCTTCGCGAAGGCATCCTGGGCGACGTTAAGCTCGGGGAGGTGCCAAAGCTGGACATAACCAAGATTCCAGAGGAGTTGAGGAAGTCCATCCCGAAGGAGTACATGTCGAGGGATGGGTTTGATCCGCAGGATGTCGGCAATCACTTTGGGTTTAGCAACGCTCGGGCGATGCTGGAGCGGCTGGCGCAACTACATGAAGCTGGAAAGCGGCTGAGGAAGAAACCCGATGTCTACCGGAAGATGCTGATTGACGATGAAGTCGAACGGCAGATGCAGTCGAGGTATGGGAAGCTCGACGAACAGATTCTCATGGAGGCTCAGGATCACGTCAGTTCGCTGGGGAAGATTGACATCGTTGCGGACGAAGTCTCTGCCCTATACAAGTCGATTCATGGCAGGGAGGCCTATCCACATGAACTCATTAACGAGATGCCGGTTGGAAAGAGCGCGTTGAGGGCCTGGGCGAGAGAGTCATTCGGCAAGCTTAAGCATACTGATCCTGCGGCCGACCTTCAGAGGAACCTCAATCTGGCCAGGCAACATGGGGACCAAGCGGAGCTCGTCACGAAGGAAGGCGCGGAGCCAGGCCTTTTAGAGGCGTTGAGGGCCAAGCAATCGCAGCAGGTCTCTCTTTACTACGCGATGGAAGCGAAGGCGTTGGCGAAGCGAAAGACAGATATGGAAAAGCTCGGCAAGCGGTATTACGTCCGGGAGGTTGAGGGCCGAAATCAGCAGTTCACCAACCAGATTCGGAACATCATGGCCACGCTTGGCCTACAGTTACGGGGTGGAATGCAGGCTGTTGGGGACCTCAAGGCAGCCCTAGCCAAGGATGACCATCCGAACCTGAAGAACTTCGTTGAGTACCACCGTTCACATCTGGATGAACTGGAGGTTGCGGACTTCCTTCAGGACCCGAGCCAGAAGCCTAAGACGTTAAGTCAGCTGACAGTGGACGAGTTTAAGGCCGTTCACGACTCGATTAGATCGTTGGACAACAGCAGCAGGAAGTTGGATAAGATCATTAAGGAAGGTGAGGTTTCACGCGTTGAGGACCTGGCCAAGCGGATGGCCGAGAGCCTTGAGACCTTTAAGTACATCCCGGAGGAGAAGCTGCGAAGCGGCTGGAGAAAGTTCAAGAGCACCGCCTGGAACAGCCTGCTTCAGATGGAAGCGTTGATGCATCGCTGGGACCGTGGCGATCCCGATGGGGTGTTTACGAATTATATCTCAACCCCATTGATGGAGGCGGCCAACAACTATGCTGCGTTGGAGAAGAAGTTCTCCGGATTGTTCAAGGCCCTGGCGGACAAAACCGACCTTAAGGAGCAGATCGACAATCCATTCTTCCGGATCATCCGTGCTGATGGCGAGAAGGGTGAATTGAGGAAGCTGAACCGCGGGCATCTTAGAGCCATAATGCAGCACATGGGCAACTCAAGCAACTTTAGGGAACTGATTAGAACCCATATGCTTGAGGGCCTCGAAGATCAAGTAACGAAGTGGGTGCACGACAACGCGACCAAAGAGGACTGGAACTTCGTCTCTGGACAGGGGAAGATATTCAACCAGATCAAGAGGCTTGAGGACCGGCTGTATCGTCATATGGCTGGTATTGAGGCAGAGAGCATTCCCCTATGGGGAGTCTCGACGAAGTTCGGCAACTACAATGGCTGGTATCATCCCCTTAAGGTTGACGCCCTTCATGGTGGCGGTCAGGCAGCGGTTGGGGTGGCGAAGGACGTTCTAGAGGGTGAAGGCTTCATGAGGGCGACCACTAGGAACCCATATTTGCTCAGCAGGCGGGGGCTTGATGGTCCGGTTTCCTTGGAGCTTAGCGAGACCCCTTCGATAGTTCGGACTCGATTGCATGACCTGGCCTTTAGAGAGGCCATTACCGACGCGGCTAAGCTCTTCTACCATAAGGGGGTTAGGGAAGCGGTTAGGACCCGGTGGGGAGTAGCCTACGAGGAAATGCTGATTCCCTACCTGAAGGATGTGGCGAACTCTCATAACTTCAGGAGCGACGCTCAAGCGATAGGGCAGACGGCTTCGGAGTTCCTTCGGGCCAACCTCATTGGAACGTTGATTGGCTTCAACCCTGGAACCTTGCTTAAGCATGGAACTACCGCGCTGATCAACAGCATGTCGGAGGTTGGGCCCTTGAACTTCCTGAGGGAAATGAAGAACCTGTTTCAGGTCAACGCGGAGACCGGGGAGAACAACTGGAGTTTCGCGACGAATACTAGTGAGGAACTGGGAAGAAGGATGCGCCATTACATCGAGACCCTTAGTGGCGGCCATGGGGCAGCGCTGGGGGAACTCCAGCCGATTGAAGCCTTGAAGATGGGGAAGCTCCCCTCGTACATGTCGCTTCGAGAGTCGGTGATTCGGATGGGCGCCTCACCGGTGGCTTATTCCGATCTGTTGTCGGCTGTGCCAACCTGGCTTGCGGAGTACAAAACCCAAATGGAAGCGGGGGAGCTTCATGGCACAGCGGTCTCTAGGGCCGACCGAGCGGTTCGCAGGGCTCATGGATCGAGCGCGGTTCCCAACCGACCAGCGTTGATGCGCAGCCGTTCGGTGTTCTCTCAGTGGGTTACTTCGCTGTATGGGTTCTTCTCCCACATCTTGAACCGTCAGTATGAGATCGCGTGGAAGATGAGGGACTCAATTGGCGACATTAAGAACAAGGGCGACTGGTCAACTCTACAGAAGAATGGGAAGTTTATAGCCGGTGGTCTGCTGTCCTATGTGTTTCTTCCCGCGCTTGTTGAGGAATTGGTTACCCCGTTAACCAGGGATGATAGGGAGTCCTGGGGAAGCTGGGCTTGGAAAGGCCTGGCGAAGAACCTGTCATCTTCGTACCCAGGGGTTAGGGATGCCGCTGACTTCGTCCTTAGCCATCATCGTCGGGAGCCATCGGTCGGGTTGTTTAGCTCCGGATTTAAGGCCGGAACCGATGTGCTGAGTGATGTCCCAAGGGGCAAGGAGGCCTTCAACCGAGCCCATGCTGCGCAGACCCTGCAACATTTCGTGATGGTGACTGGGGCTGCAACGGGGCTAATGAACGCCCAAGAAGGTCGAACCGCAAGGTTCATAACGAACTACGCCCTCGGGCGAGAGCACCCCAGGCACCTTGATGAATGGGTCGATGGGATTTGGGGAGGGACGGCCAAGATTCCATCGCAGAGGAAGCGGTGGAAATGGTTCAGGGGATTGATTCACGGAGTCGGTCTATGACGCCTCTTGAGTGGCTGATCGTCCTTATCATCTTCGTCATCTTGGAGCACTGGCCTTGACCGAGGAACAGACCAGGACGCTGATTGCCCTCTTAGCGCTGGCCGGGTTCTACGGCCTCATGCTGATCGTGCTGTTGGGATTCGTGAACGTGGGGTCGCCTGAGATGTCGAAGCTGGTTGGTCTGTTCTTTGGCTACGCGATGGCGCTGATGAACCCGATCATCGTTAGGTACTTCAAGAACAGGAGGGAAGAATGAAATTCGCCATATCCAGTGGCCACGGGAAGTACGTCCGTGGAGCTAAGGGCCTGATCGATGAGGTTGACGAGGCTCGAAGGGTGGTACCGGCGGTGGCTGGCTTCCTTCGCCATGCTGGCCATCAGGTGGTGACGTTCAATGACGATACCTCGACGAGCCAGAACCAGAACCTCCAGACGATTGTGAACTGGCACAACTCTCAAACTAGGGACTTTGACGCTAGCGTCCACTTCAATGCCTACATCCCGACCAGCGCGGGCCGAGGTTGCGAAGTCCTCTACGTCACCCAAGGGGATATCGCAGCGAAGGTTTCCTCCGCTATGTCCGCAGCGGGCGACCTGATCGATCGAGGGCCGAAGAAGAGGACCGATCTCTACTTCCTGAACAAGACGAACAAGCCCGCGATCCTGCTTGAAGTTTGCTTCGTCGACGCGGCTCAGGATGTCGAACACTATCAGCTGAACTTCGACAAGATTTGCAAGGCAATTGCGGATGTCGCGGGAACCAGCAATAACGAAGAACCGGCACCACCGCCTCTCGGGGTGTCCGCGTTGCTCACCGCGAAGGGGAAATGTTCATGGTTCGGAGGACCGAATGACAAGGGAGTCACGCCAAGCGAGGGCCTGGCCTTCATCTATAAGTACGAGGACCGACCAGACCTATTCTTGGCTAAGCAGCCGCCTAATACAACCGGTCTGGCTCGTCGCCTCAATCCTGACGTTTTGTATATTGCTTGTCGATGGGACTATTCGAAGACTCCGAAGTCGATGCTCGCGGACAAGGCGATACAGGCCTTGGTGAAGGCGAAGGGGAAGGAACTCTTGGCTTGGCCAGCGGACTGGGGGCCAAACCAATCAACCGGACGGGTCGCTGACTTGAGCCCTGGGTTGATGAAAGCCTTGGGAGTATCGACCGATGACAGCGTTGAGGTTAGGTACCCTAGCTAGTCTGACGATAGCTTCCACCATGGCCATTGTCATCATGTGGGCAATGGTGCCTGACATCAGTGGGGAGACGTTGTTGCCACCAGCCTCCCCTTCGCCCTTCGATGACCGTATAGCTGCGCTGGAGCGTGCCGCGCTCGACGATGCCTTTCGCCAGCAGGTTGCCCATCTCTATCTGACCTGGATGAAGGATTCAACTGAACAACCCCAGCGAGCAGTGGCTGGGGAAAGGAGGGCTCGTAAGGCCTATATTGACGCTATGGCTGGGATTGAGGAACGTGAACGTAGGTTTCATCAGCAACACTAGGAGGAAGTCATGATCGTACTTATCACTGATGACGGTTGGACTCTTGCGGTAGCTGCATGGTCGCTCGGTGGCGATCCAGGACACCCTGACAGGACGTTCTTGAGCTACTTCTGGGGCCAGAATGGCACGAGCCAGGCTTGGAGCGTAACGCTCTACAAGCCGGTGCAGGATGTGATGGACTTGCTTATCAACACCGCTGCTGAGGGCATCTGTGATCTGCGCCCATTGCAAATCGCGCCATCGTGAGGTGGCGGCTCGCCATTCTTCTGCTGCTTGTCTTCCCAACTCGGGTGGCTGATAGCCAGTTGGGGCAGATTGAACTTGATTCGACCAACACCCTGAAGTGCCACCCGGCTTGGAAGTGTCCACCTCCTCCGCCACCGCCACCACCCCCACCCCCACCACCTACAACGAGTTACCTTCTAGACAGCGCTGGCAACATCCTGACCACAAATGCTGGCGATCGGCTGCTAGCGGATTAGGGCTTGGGGAGGGCCTTGAAGAACCGGGTGTTGGTCTTCTTGTCGATGCCAGTCACCGCGATGTCGCCTGAGCGTTCCATGACCCCAAGTACATGACCAATTGAGTTGAGCGGCACCCGTTGTCGCGCATACCGAACAATCTTGTGTTCTGATACTACACCCCTGACAGCTTGTTCGGTCAGCATGAAGTAATAGATCTCATCGATTGCTTTGGCGTCAGCTCCGGGGGCTCCGGTGTGGAATATCTCGGGGATCATAAGCTCTGCATCTACTAACCAGCTGAGGGCTTGGTCGAAATCCGCTTTGGTAAGAACGAGATCATTACCTCTATTGACTGCCGAAACCATAGACAGCTTGTATAAATGTGTCCTTCTTCTGGTGTTGTAGTGGGCAAGCTTAGGGTGGTCAGGTACGGGCGCTTGCCCGGCTGTCTGCCAGTTCCTAATACAATCCTGGTAACTTTGTGTGGCCGTAAACTGCCCGACGAGGGAGTTGATGATTCTGAGGTCATGGATTAGGTCCGTTGGTGATGGGCGATTGCGGTCGGCAAAGTCGTCAACGTCAATGGCGTCGGCTGAGAACACCAAAATAAGCCTGGAGGTGAAGCCTTGTTCCCAAGCAATCTCGGGGACGAACTTCATCAGGTTGGTTGGGGTGGCTCCAGCGATGATGCTTAGTTGTGGCTTCTCTATCTTGATCCTGATGTCCTTGATCCTTCGGGCCTGGGAGTAGGGCTCGCAGTCGTAGAACTTCGTGAGGCCGGGGATTAGTTCTGGATCGTACTCGTGCATGAACGCGCCAAGCTCGTCGGCAACTATGTACATTGAGTTGTAGTCTAGACCACCATACGGAGGGGTGGGGATGACGCGCTTCGACTCAACGAGGGAGTCAACGAGGGAAGCCATGGTCATTGAGGTTGGGGCGTAAGGCATTTCGATGGCTTCCCCAAGCCTCATTGCGGCCATGATCGATCTGGTTTTGCCGATGCCCGGTCTGCCGACCATATAGACGTATAGGTTAGGATACAGGTTTGAAGATGTATGTATCCAGACTTTCTGCTCCAACGTCGCCCCGAGCATTGATATCGCAGACCATCGTCTAAAGATTTCAGCCGAACCCAAGTCTTCCGTGTGTTCTATAAACCGGTCGATCCAAGAGTCCAACTTCCTTCTCCCGATGCCGTTTGTCGCTGGGTACGTAGTCCTTAAGGCCATTTGGGTTTTCCTTCGACCAGTCACCCTTGTTCCATCCGACCTTACAATCGTAGGGAATGGTTAGGCTTCGGCCATGAGCCAGGGGGACTTCATAGCGTAGCTGCTCAAGAATTCTAGGAACGATCTCATCTTCCTTTTCCTCCGGGTACTGAACTGTGATTGCGTCGTGGTCGTGCATGTACAGGGCTGCTGTTCGTTGGTGAAATACATTGAGCATGCCGTGGTTGACGATGTCCGCAAGGGACCCTTGGGGATCGTAAGCAATAGCCTTGCGAAGCGTTTCTTGATCGTCCCTACGGCCAAAGAACCAGCGCTTCCTGCCAGTCAAGTTAACGAGCCATCCTTTCTGTTTGATTTGGGTTTCGACCCAGGCGTGCCATCGGAGGTGCGCTGGGTAGGCCCGGAAGTATTTGATTTGGAATTCTTCAACAGGCCATACCTCGACCTTCGCTTGTTGCGCAAGGGTCGAAGGCTGACCCGCGTAATTTGAACCATGGCCAATCTTCTTCGCCATAAACCTTCGCGAATGACCACGGTAGTAGGGCTCCTCAGCAAGAGCCTTATCCCTGTTGAGATCACCAGTCCAAGGTAGATTGGGCCAGCACTGGCGGGTAGTTGCAGTGTGAATATCCCCGGTTTCACACGCGTCAAGATATCTACCGTCTTTGAAGAGGTTCCACTCGGTTGCTCCCACACAATAGCTTTCTCCTTGCTTGGCGTCAAACTTCGCCAGCTTCATTCCTTTGTCCGCGATGAAGATCGACCGAAGGCTTTCTTCGACATTTTGGAGATTTCCTCCCGTACCAAACTCTGAAAGGCTGCTGCTAAATCTACCAGTGTTAGTTCCAGCAATGTTGTATGAGGTTCTAATTCGACCGTCAGGATCAATCTCCGTTTGGAGGACGGAGATCTTCTTGCCAAGGTCAGCAATTCGGTTAATATGTGAAATAAATGGCCGCGCGATGAGGTAAGCTTCCATCTTCTCTCGTGCGTTTCGGTCGGTGGTCGGTCTCCCCCATTTTCGAATAACTGGAATTTTAAGATAATCATAGAACAACTCCTGTAGGTCCTTGTAGCTGCGCCAGTTGAAGCCATGGAACCCCACACCATCGGCCACGAGCCTGTAGAGTTGGCCCTCAAGTTTGGTGATTCGGCTTTCGAATTCCCCAATGACCTGCTGCCTTCTGGCTAGATCGATTTTAACGCCACGTAGGCGCATCTCTAAGACCGGGCCCTGTAGAGCCCTGGAGAAGGCGTAGGTTGCCGAGGTGTGCTCGCTAAGCTGTGGAAGCAGGACTTCGAGGACCTCGGTGGTGACGCAGGCATCGAGGCCGTTGTAGACCTGACTCCGTTCCCATGGTCGAAGGGATTTGGGTTCAACTTGGTCAGTGTGGATGATCTTCATTTCCAAACACCATTCTTATTGATCGGTTGTTTGGTATCTGGCGTCCAGGTATCGGCTCTGCCATCACTATGCTCCTTGCACCATTGTCGTAGATATTCCTGGACACCTTTGAACCATGCTTCTTGTGCAGTTGTCACCAAGTTCATTGTGCTGTACTTGCCGGTTTGAGCGTCCCGCATGTACTCTTTAATTTCGCCTGTTGCCCTTGCCATCGGCAAATACAGCCAAGCTGGTGTAATACATATCGATAGCTTGTCCGCTACGCATAGCCTAGAGAATTGCACCCCGTGTCGCTTGGCTAGAAACCTCGAATGATATAGGCAGAAGTCATGCCAGGTCTTTCCAAAGAGTGCCCCCATAATTTTAGCGCCGATGTATGGATGTAATTCACCTTCTGGTCCATCCATATTGGGCTTGCCGATATATCCGATATCATGTACGAAGAACGCTACCCATAACCTCGGGTCCCATGGAAATCCGTACAGTTTCCACCAAGCTCCTGCAACGAACCATGGGTGTATAGCAAATTGGTGGGCTCCGAATAATACACTCTTTGTTCCGACTTTCATTAGTCATCCCTCTTAATCGTCGCCTGATGGCGTAGCTGCTTCCACGGCCCCTCGTCGGTGTACACCGACCCGAGGAAGCCTAGGCCCTTCAAGCTTTCGGGTTGAAGCGCATGGTGAAGGAGCATTGTGTCATGCTCCGCGTTGATCGTCTTTATCTTGTAGGCTCGCCAGAGGAAGGCGATGTCGTAGAGGCCGTTTTGGAAAGTTTTTGTAGGACGCTCGCGCGAACAAACATCGGACACAAATCGCCAAGCATCCTTTTCGTCTCGTAGAGTAGGCCAATAAGATCGACTAGCCTTTCGCGCGTCAAAGAATGGGACAACGAGTGCGCAGTTAGGGTTGGGGCTAAAGCCAATGCATGTAACTTGGTTTCCAGCTGTTTCAATGTCAACTCCAAGTCGGTCAGCTGGAGTGATGTATCTTTGGTCAAATTCATAGAGGTCCTCCAGGGTTGGTTCGATCCATATCTCTCGTTTGGGTCTGCGGATGTCGGGGTAGGCACTCTCGCGTTTGGCCTTGATCAGGTCTGCGATGACGATGGGCCGGTCGGACCAGTTTCTAAGCACGTACGCTGGATGATACGTAGGGAGAAGCTTGTATCCGGCAACCGTATGGCTTGAAATAGTAGTAGTTCCCCGGAGTTTACTAATTCCAGTTGTACCGCACAAGGCCCAGATAGCTGTATTGCCGAGAGCGACGATGAGGTTGGGGTTGACTTCGGTGAGTTCATCTGCGAGCCTTTCCAGTTCTTTCCGGTACTCTTCATGGATGTATCCACCTTCGAGCTTAGGCCAGCCCTTCAAGGAAGGGTAGCCGTGGAGGGTTGAGAGGTCGTTCTTTTTCTTCGGGGTGTCCCCAGGCTTCAGGTTGAACACGTTGGTGAGATAGCAGTCGGCTCGATGGATGCCGGCTTCCTGGAGCATGAGGGTTAGGTGCCAGCCTGAGGCCCCGACGAACGGGGTTCGTTGACGAAGTTCCTCTTCGCCCCAGGCTTCACCGAGGATCAAGATGTCAGTCATCTTTCACCCTATTCGCGACCAGCTTTGCATAGCCAGCGATGTCGTCCCAATGATCCTTGTGGTTAGGGTTGCCAGCGAGAATTCGTCCGATCTTGTGCTGGATCATTTCAAGGGCTTCCTTCTGTATGGCCGTTAGCTTGTTCCAACTTACAGCCCCCTGTTGCATTTGGTCCTTTAAGCTTTGAGTGATCCTCGCGTGATCAGTGAAGTCTCCGTGCACCTTAATGCGCTCGTTGAGGATTTCTTCAGTGGTAGGCATTGGTTCCTCCTGTTGGCCCATCAGCCCTACGATCCCCGCGGGCCTCCGGGATTTGACGTGGCGGGGCGCACGCTAGCCCCAATGTAAACCTATGTTACCATAGGCTTTTCCCTCCTAGGAAGGGAGTGGTCAGCACATTGGGCTATCAACCTAGGGGCATCGTCCGGTCTACGTTGGCCCATGTAGTCTTGCCGTCTTGGCTAGGGTTGTGGACTACGTGGGCTAGGAACTCCTTGCCGATTACCTCCATGAGCATGTCCCTGAGAGACTTTGGGTTCTTCTTACTTCCGCCATCGATACCGAGGTCGTCGGACAGAAAGTCGAAGAGTCGGTAAGCGGCACTTGGCGTCGTCCAGAACTGATGCCGAACCGAGATTTCCTGTAGTGACTTGAGGCTACCGTCCTCCCGTGTTAGCGCTGCCCTAAGGTCGTCCTCGCTAACATCTTCGGTTGGAGCGGTAATCCAGAACACGAACCTAAGCATGTCAGTTCCCGTTCGGGTCTTATCTTCCTCCGGCTGGTTCTTGATGATGCATGCGTAGGTTCCGACTGGGATCAAGGTCGGCCGGTCGATCTCTGTGACTGGGCGATCAAGGATGGATTCAAAGCTATTGCTCATGGGTTAGACCTTTCTTAAGGCTGGTTTGGGTTGTGCTCTGAGAACCTTGAAGAAATCCGCGAGTCCTGTTTCGATGGGATAGCTTGGAGCCATTTCGAAGGGCTTGGGGTTCTTAAGGTCGATCATTGAAGTCGCTACTGTTTGGATCGTGCGTTTACCTCCTGGTTGGGTTTTACAAAGAGCGACGGTGTTGAAGTACATTGGAACCTGCGGGGAGAGTGCGGACCCAACTGTGATTGGGTAGCCCTTGAGGCCATCCGTTTGCTCCATGTACTTCACGTGGGCCATGACGATGAGGTTGGTTCTGAACCACTCGCTGGTTGTGATTTTGAGGATCTCTTCGATCGCGTTCTGGGAGTCGAAGTAAGTAGCACGCTTATCGTAATCACCTGACTTCCCTTTTGGAGTGAGAGGGACTCGCCAATCGAAGCAAGAATCTGAAAGCATTGTAAGGGAGTCAACGACGAAGATAGTGTCTGGACCCCACTCTGCTGGCTTCCCGAGATCGAGGTCATCGTACCGCCAGTGATCGAGCATTTTGATAAAGTCAATAAACGCTCGCGGACTACCGTCCAAGGTAGGTCCAAGAGAGGTTGCTTTTCGCTTGTCTCTGAAGGTCCGGTATTCCACGTTGCCGATCTTGCTGGGACAGTCTTTGAGGACGAACTGCTTAAGGACTTCGAGGCCATTGTCAAAATCCGCTATCCGAAGCTTGTACCCGGCACAAACGAGTGAGGCGAGTGCCCCAGTCTTGCCGGACCCTGGGTCTCCCATGATGAGCATCTTTGTGAACTCATTGCTTTGGTGGTCTGCTAAGCTTGGCATGATACCTCCTGATTAGTTCCTCAAGAGCAAGGATGTCCTCTTTCTTGAACCATATGTGCGCTGCTCTTCGCAGGGTGTCGACCAGCTCTGTGTCACTTATCTGGGTTTTAAGGGATTCCATCTCTCTCCCCTTTCGAACTTGGACTTTAGCATCTGGTCCCTCACGTGTGGGGCCGATCGACAGACTTCACGGAACTCACAGCCACCATACTTATCGCAGGCTGTATCGTTCCTTCGCCAACGGCCCCGGAGGGCGCAGTCTTCGGCATCTCGGAGCCAATCCTCCAGGTCTTCGAGCCACTCTTCATTGCGCATTGGGTTCCTGAAGGTGAACCCCCTGACGAACCGAGAGAACTCTTGGGTTACCTGGATCACATCAATCATCACCCCCTTTACCGGTGACTTAAGCATGATTTCCCCAGCGATTGGATAGAGTGACATCTGGTTGTCGGGGTCGTAGCCCTCGAAGTAGTAACTCCCTGGGGTTGAGTAGGTGGTCTTGGTGTCCAGGATGAAGGGATTGTCAAGATGACTGACGACTTCGTCTAGGTGGCCACAAAGGACGTAGGGCTGGCCGACCAGGACTCCATCTTCCATCTCCGACGTGGGGCCATAATCAAGGTTGATCCGGAAGCTCAGCTCCATCGCCAGCTCTCCGTTCTTAAGCACGACGGTTTGAACTGGGTCTTCCTGGTAATGGTCGAAGTACCAAACCATCGTTCGAACTAGGTTCTCCCTTGACTTCGCCTTTTCAGAAGGTTTGCGTGGCAGGTTGATGTAGTGGTGGCCCTCGAACTCAACCTCCCAATCAGAGGTCTCAACCAAGATGTCCCGGACGGTTTGATGAAGGGCGTCATCATGGTCTAGGCCGTCAGCACGAAGCTCTTTGTAGAAGCGTCGGGCTTCATGCACCACAATGCCGAAGGACAAGTGGATGCTTCGTCCTTTGGGGACCCAACCCTCATTGATGATGTAATCATAGAGCTTCGGGCATCGCTTGAAGAGCCCTAGGCTGGTGGCATCCCATGCGAACTGGACGTTGTTCAGGAATGGGGATAGCGCGGTTGAACTTTGGGCTTCAGTGGTGTATTCGACGAGTGTCATATCCGCCTCACTAAATTCTTCTTTGGAAGGACGACTTCGGTTTGCTTGGTGTCGCCTTTAGGCTCAGGATTTGCCGAACCTTCTCGATGTCCACCAACTGTTTCTCCTTCTTCGGCTTCACTCCTGCGTCCAGGGCCTCCCGTTGCTTCCGGACGGCTGAGATCAGCAGGTTGATTTCCTGGTCTGTCAGGCTCTCCGCGTCCTTGCTCCATAGTTCGTTGATCGTGTTCTGTTCCATTGTCTACCTCGTTTAAGCTTTCGACAGTGTATCGTCGCTCGTCCGCGATCTCAACGTAAAGCCAAACATTCGGCCATTCGGCCTTGATCCGGGTGACTAGCCGATCGTACTCCGATTGGCCATGCATTGGGTGAAGGGGATCGAAGTAGATCTCCATGTTGGCGTCGCGATCCAAACTTCGGGCCTTGTGCATCCGAAGTCGAAGGTGACGGGCTTGACCAAGAGCTAACTCGAAGGTCTCGCCCTCAATCTTGACTCGGACTCCGCGACCAGACTCGATGGCCTGATCCATGATTGAGTAGCAATCTCCGTAGGCTAGACGAGCGGAGGAGACTACCATTCGATGCTCCGAGAGTCGATCTCGTAGAGAGATTGCTTCGCGCGGGTGGTGATCACATACTTGAGGTTCATGTCTTGCTCGTCGCCACCACATAGCCAAGGGTCGAGGTGGTAAACGGTGTCCCATTCGAGGCCCTTGGACTTGTGGCCAGTGGTCAACTGGATTGTGCCTTGCTGGGAGAATATCCATTCAAGGTATTTGCAAGTCTGCCCGAGGTTGTCGCCATGCTCCGCAAGGATGGCCATGCAATCTGCCGTGTCGTTGGCGCTCTTGCTGTCTTTCTCCAGCTTCAGCTCCCTCCATTTCTCGATGGCCGATATGACCTGAGGTCGGCTCATTTCTTCCGGTCCAAGCTTTTTGAGTATAGCAAGTATACGAGGCCCAATGTCACTGCCGATAACCCTAACCCCACGGCCAGAGCCAAGAAGGCCAAAGGCAAGACGAAAGAGTGGAGCGTTGTTTCGGCAGATAATAGTGCAATCATCTGGGAACTCCCTCATTTTGAGGCTGGTTAGGCGCTCAACTCGGCCTCCGGGCTTGATCCATTTGAAGTTTGGAACCCTCCACCTAGCGGCCTCAACCACCGCCTGTGGGCACCGAAAGCTAATGGTTAGCTCGTAGGGCTCCATGTTGTACCGAGTTTGGGCTAGGTCCATACCGCTTTGCACAGCTCCCCTGAAAGCGAAGATAGATTGGAACTGGTCGCCCACCCCAATAATCCTACCTTTCGCGAGCTTGTCGAGCATTGCATAATCAATGGGGGAGAAGTCCTGTTGTTCATCCACGAGGATAGTTGAAAACTTTGGGAATGTTCCTCCAAACAATCCGGGCATGTACTTTTGATCGTCATAGTCAATCCAGCCTTTGTAGGCTGCTCGAATTGACTCGGTGAGGACTCGGTCTGTAAGGTCTTGTGCCAACCGTGTTGGTCGTTCATCGAGACGGGCGTAGAGTCCCTCAGCGTCAATAAGACGCTTGGCGTTAGGGAACTTTCCGTTAGGGATGTATCCGAGGGCCTTCGCCATGCCAACACTAGATACCACTGTCCAATACTCCGGCCAAGCTTCTTCTTGACAAGCCTTTGAAAGTTCCTTGATAACGTCGCGGAATATCTGCCCTGACTTCTTGGTGTCGGGTTTGCCCATGCTGGGTATGGTTGAAGCCCATACACGGTGACCGAGACCGTTTGCAGTTCGTATAGCAGCCGCTCCACTGAGTCCTTCGCCCTTCGATCGTTTGTCCTCGGCCTCTTCGACAACTCGTTTGCTGAACGCAACGTATAAGTATGGCTCTGGCGGAAGTATGCCACTGATTAACTCCAAGGATGAACTTTTCCCGGTTCCAGCGTAAGATCTGATTTGAATGTTCCCTCCGTGCTTACGAACTCCGTTTAAGATCAGGTCTTGCTCATCGGTTGGTTTCAGCTTCATTTAGCTTCTCCCATTCCTCAACGCTTCGGTCGTTCTGCATCGCTACCTTAAGTTCAGTGATTTCGTCCTCGTCGTAGGGATACATCGCCAGGTCCCGAGGGATTGGCTTCTCCATCTCGATTACGTTCTGCCGCTCGTCAAGGATCACCTGGGGGTCGATGATCCTGGAGTAAAGGTCCCAACCTTCTGGTCCAAGGAGTTCGATAACGCGGTCGTGCTCTGCCCGGTTACCCAGGTGGTGACCACGAGAGTCGGTACTGTAATCCAATCCAATGCCGAGGAAGGTTCGGGCGGCCCACTCAGTTGTCTCGTGTCGAACGAGGCACTCAGCGCAGTCGACTCCATCAATAACCGTCTGGATGTCGTTCGAGATGTAGACCCTGGTTCCGTCTTCATTCATTCCTGCTCCGTAGGGGATGAAGAAGGTCCTGATTGGGCGAAAGTGCCAAGCGTCCTTGAGGTAGTCATCGAAGGCCTTGAACTGTGCTCGAAGCTTGGCAAGTCTGCCTTCCGGAGCGAGCGTGTCGTCAATGTCTCCTGCGACCATTTGAGTTCCTCCTGTCCCCATCTGTGGATTAGCATGTCCGTGAATACCCTGGCTGAGTATGTTAGAGATGGGTAGCCTTCGAGAGCGTTCTCAAGGGCTATTATCTTCTCCCCCAGTGGCTCCGGCCCACGGACGAATTCGTCGATCATTCCGATCAATCTGTCAACGTTCAATGCATCCTCCTTGTTGCGATCTTTGCAATCATATGGCCCATGAACTTCATCTTATCCTCAATCATGAGCCACATTTTGGCTTGGTCTGGGTGATTGTCGCGGCTGAGGTGGGCGAGCATCGCTGCGTCCTCTTGGGCCAAGCGAATATGTTCGATAAGCTTGGCGAAGGTTTCACCGGTGGTGGGGATGCTCACGGTATGGCCCTCTGGGTGCTCATTCTGTCCACTTTCTTGGCAGCCCTGGTGGGGGATCATGGGGTTCGCCTGGATCAATATTGAGCCAGACAAAAGACGACTCCACTACGTATCCGCGCCTGTATTGGAGTTCTAAGATAAGAGCGTCCAGAGCGTCGGCAGAGAGGTAAATAGAGAACGGTGTTGAGAGTTCCCTCTTGACACCGTCTTTGCAGATGACTAAGCCTATCATTGTGCCACCTGAGTCTGAGCATCGAAGACAATCTTCATCACGACGTGGGGGTTCTCCCCGTAGAACGCCATGGCGTCCTCCGCTGCACGTTGGGTGTTGAACCCGAATGCATAGCACTCCCCGGTGTTGACGACATGGATCAGAAGCACCCACATTAAATCCTCCTCTCAAAGCTAGTCAGTCGCCTTGGCTTAATCAGCGCTCGAACAGCGGTGATGTCGACGAGTGGCTTGTCATCAAGAAGGGGCTTTGTCGGCCGCCACTCCTGTGTCAGTCCTTGATCCGCTCGGACTAGGCTCAACGCCAGGACTTCGTACATCGACCGGCCTTTGACTGGCAGGGTCGTCAAGTTCTCGTCTTCGATCAGGCGGAGGTTTGCCTTCCATGTTGACTCGCTCAACTGCCCGATCCAATTCACCAGCCAGCCCGCTTGGGATATGTCCTGAAGGACCTTCGCTAGGGGTTCCATTTGCCTGCACCCATTGGGTGATGACCTGGGTGATTTCCCCGGCCTTCTGCGCGGTATCAGCATCTCTCCGGATAGCGTCACATGCTGCATCGAAGATCACCTGCTTAGTGGCCTTAACCGATTGAAGGGTTGAAATCATCGTGTCGATCTTCTCAGTGACGAACTTGTGCATTCGCTCGAGCTGGGCGATTGAGTTCTTGGCGACTGAGTCGCTAGTGTTGGTTGAGGTGGTTTTGCTGTGGTCAAAGATTGTCATTTGGCTTCACCATCGCTCGGGCTCTGAGCACCCACGACGGCTCCGAATTTCTTCCCTTCTTCACTGAGCCATTGTTCATACTCGTTTCGTAATGCTTCAGGGCTTCTGCTATCAACCTGGCCTTGTCCAGGTTCAGCCACAGGAGCTTCGTCACCTCTGCGTTTTGCATATCTCTTCCTATTAATCTGGTAATTGATGATTTCAAGGACAGCCTGCATAGCCGCCTTATAACCATCTTGGAAATCCGAGTTAGCTGGGTATGGTGGCCCTACCATTAGTGCGTCTTTTACAATCACTTGAGTTGTCTTGATCCTACGCTTCTTCATGGTGGAACTCCTTCATGAGGACATCAACCTCTGCCTGTTCATCGGCAAAAGCTTCGTCCAGGGCTTTGAGTGCTAAATCAATGTCCGTCATCATTCGCTTCTTTCGCCATTTGGGTAAGCGCGAATTGTGTTCTACATCAAAAAATCGGATGTTATCCAGGTGAAACTTGATGATGGACTTGTACCTGAGTTTCATTTCGGTTTCTCCGCGTTCTTGGTTGGTCATCCGAGATATCCCTTCTTCCGAAGCAGCTCCGTGATTGTCGCGTCGCGCTCTTTCGTGAGTCCTTGCGGAGGCGCTTTGCCCTTCGTATAGGTCACGTGGGCTTGCCCATTGGTCTGCCGATCAGCCTTCGCGAACTTCTTGATCAGGTTGACGCCCTTACCAAGCCCGCCTTCGGTCATCGACAGCTTCATGATGTATGGTTGGCCGCCTGGTGGACAGGCGAACTGCAAGTAAAGGTGGCGATCGTCGCACCAAATGAGAGCTGGTTCGCTCATCTCGAATAATCCTCCCGACCCATGTGGTCCATTGTACCATTATACACTATCCGGGGGAAAAAGTCAAGCTTTATTTTGCATCCGAGCAAATAAATCTTCCATCGGACAGGTGAAATGGGAATTTCAGAAGGTTCTAGGGCGAGGCCGGGGGCCGGACGCCAGAATCGAGGGAATGGAAGAGAGGAGCTATGCACGGGGCGCATGGCAGGCATGCGAAATGAGCGTGGCTTGTGCCATAATTCCGCCACAATTCCGTGCCTTAATAGGGGCGTGGCGGATGGTCCGCCCAGGAGGAAGGGAAATGAGCGAAAGAAAGGTTTGGATTGGACGAGTTCCATGCTTTGATGATTTTGGGGAGCCAGTAACCGACAAGTTCATAGATGGCAAAACTAAGTTCGGGCCTTGGGCAATCATGGCGCCAGCCTCCTATAATGTGCATGGCGTTGGAATTGGCCTTGGTATGGGCCAAGTATACGTGAAGGACTATCCGACTAGTGTTTGGTACAAACTTAAGTAAGGGAGAGGGAAATGACCGAGCGAGAGATATGGGATAAGCTTCGAGTCACAATATTGGAGCTTGCGAATTACTTTGATGAGGATTTCATCTCAGAGGAATATGAGACTGAGTTGACCATCGTGCTTAAGCAGTCAAGAGAGCTCAAGGCTTGGGAGAGGAATGATGAGTGAGATCATCACCTTTGTGGCGGCAATGCGGAAGTTCTTTGGTCTGCTTCCGGGGGAAACCTTCACTCAATTTGTGGAGGAATTGAAGTCTCTGAACGAAGCTGATAAGGTTGAGTTGACGAAGCTGCTGAAAACCGTTGGGTTCTCAGTCATCGAGCGGAGAATTGGTTAGCACGATCGTGCATAGGGGAAGGCAATGGTGCCTTCCCTTTTCATCAAGGAGAACTAGGCTATGGCTACGTTTGTTGAACGCGAAGTGGATGGTGAGGTGAAGAGGTTCTACCAGATCAGGATCAGCAAAGCGAAGGCGGATGTTGATGTTTGCTTTGCCGATCTTCCCGAAGAGGTTTATGAACAGGCCCTTGTTTGGGGCGTTGAACACTATGCGAATGGCGGAATGACGAAGATCACGAAGAATGAAATCCCGGATGACGAAGAGCGGCAAGAGAAGGCCCTTGAAGTCGGAAGCAAGAGGATTGCCGATATGCTCAAGGGCGATATCAAGATCCCTGGCAAGAAAGCCGAAGGAAAGGCCTCAAGGGAGGTTATGGTCGAAGCGCGTCGCTTGGCCAAGGCTTATCTCGTTGACATCCTGAAGCGCAGCGGGATCAAACATACTACGGTTCCCGCGAAGACCAAAACCCAGCTTGCGAATGAGATCATTGAGGGTGATCCGGATATCGTCAAGCTGGCCATGCAGAATGTTGAGGAAAAGAAGAAGAAGGCATCCAGCATCAAGAGCCTCGATGACTTGCTGAAGGACCCGAGCAAGATTGTCTCTCAGCAGCTTGTTGAGAAGAACAAGAAGAGGAGCGCCAAGGCAAGCGAGGATGCTGTTCTTAGCGTCACCCAAGCTGGCTTGATCAAGCCCAAGGCTCCCGCGGTTCGGCCGACGGCTCACTAACGTAGTGTAACCCCTGGGGAGCGCCAATGCTCCCCTTCTTTCAGGAGAAGGACGATGAGTGAAGAGCATACCATCTTCAATGTTGATGTGACCAATGGTGGTGTCATGCAAGGCATCTTCGGTAAGGTTGTGGATGCACTGGTCGAACGAAGCACGCTAGCTTCGAGGGTGGTTGAACTCAGCGATCAGATAGCCAAGCTGAGCGAAGAGGTCCACAATCTCAAGGATACCATCATGAGATTGGAGCTAGAGTTGGCCGCTGAGCGTCGGGAGAAGATGGAGGCTGTTGAAACCCTTGAGGGCTCAAGGAGCATTGCGAGTGGATTGGCGACTGACCTGACCAATGCTCAATCTACCATGGGAGAGCTTCGAACTCAACTTAGCGAAGAGCGCCAGAAGAGCTTCGAGCTTGGTGGGAAGTTGCGAGGTGCCAGTGCTGATCTCGACAGCATGCGGGAGGATAGGGACTATTGGAAGCGACGCTACGACGTGCTTGCCGACGAGAACAATCAGCAGTCCTCGTTGATTGAGAAGCAAAAGGAGGAGATTGCGAAGTTGGAGCAGAAGAACGCTGAGTTGACTTCGACCATTCAGCGGATCAATGAGGTTCTTGGTGGGGGATTGGTTGGAACCAGTATCTCCCCTGGGATTGTGGTTGCAGCCTAAGGACGCGCTGGTCACGAAAACGTGATTTGACGGCCCGGCCGGAGTGCGAAAGTATTTTCCGGCCGGGACATTCCGGCCCTTCTTTGTGGCGATCTAACCTTGAAAGGAGTAAGAGCCATGAAGTCCGAAAGCAGAGATGGACGTTGGATTGTTAGCGATACGCGACCAAGGGCGAAGAAGCCCTACTGGTGTACGAATTGTGGTTGTAGCATCGCCAATAGGGAAATCCATCAGAAGATTGTTTGGAGCGATAAGGATGGCGTGCTTCATTCCGATCGCTTGCATCTTCGTTGCCCGACGGAGGATCGGTCATGAGGACGAGATCGGAAGTAATCACCACTATGGTCAGGATGAAGCTTCGGGCAAGTGTTAGGGAATGGCTGAAGGAAAAGGGCTATAAGCCTAGCCACGTTCCAGCTAGTGTCGTAACAGAGTTGGTTGATGAATGGATGAAGCTGGAGCCTGGAATTCGCAAGCGAGTTAGTCGGGATATACGCGCAAGTAAGAGGAGGGTTGGGTCATGAGGAAGATTGGTGGAATATGGTGGTGGCAATGTCGTTGGTTCGGCTTTAGCTTTTGGAGAAAGCGTCATGCCTGAGATGAACAAGCTCCAATTTGGCCGCAAGTTCATCCGGACTTGTCAAGAATGTGGCCACAAGCAAGAGGATGAAATGCCAAGGGTTGTCTGGTCAAAGAAACAATATGAGGCATTTACCGATCGTAAGTGCAAAGCTTGTGGAAGCATTGGGCTGGATTATGGCTCGCTTAAGGAGGACGATCATGACAAAGAATAGCTGGCATTATAGAAAGTTCGACTATCATATCTGCGACTTAGATAAGCACTCACTAGTCGGATGCTGGGAAAGCAACCTACTTCAACTTGTAAACGCGATGTTTATACAATTCCCAGAGATGGAATTCCTTAAGACCTTCGATTGTGAAAGAAGGACTTGGGAGGTACATCAGAGGCCAAGTGCCCTTGAGTGGGTAAGGTATTGGCAACAAGGAGGAAAAGATGCGAGAGTTCCTGATGACTTGCCTGGCGGTTAGCCTAAGCTTGCAGATGTTCGAGGCTGCGCTCGCTTATTGGCTTTGGCGAGCATTGAGGGAGGTTGACCATGAACATACCTGGCGAATTTGAGTGGTATGCCGCTACCGTGAAGTTCGGGGAAGGCCCATTCGATTGGTGCTACGTTGAAGTTAAAGGCCAAAGTCCCGAACATGCTCTCGCTAACCTCCGAAGGTTGGTTGGCGATAAGGTCAAGATCAACTACGTGGAGATGATTTGATGTTTTGGCCCTTAGGCATCGCCTAGGGGCCTTTTCTTTGTTGACAATCTCAATTGAACAGCGTAACCTCATCATCAAGGGAGGACGTTATGAAGAAGCCCAAGAAGAAGATCGAGACCGGCCGCGTCTGCGCCATCTGCGGCAAGACTACATCCCCAAGTGGCCAGAAAGACACCTACGGCTTTGGTAACATTTTGCGCCTCAATGGCCTCTTCCGTGGTCGCGATAAATGCCATCGGGAATGCGTCCAATCCCTGGCTAAGCGACGCCCCGTCTAGTATCTCTAGTCTCCTCTAGTTCCTCTAGTCCTCCCCTGATATCTCTAGTAGTCTAGTATCCATCCTTGGGCTGTGTGGGTAACCTCCCCCTATAAAAAAAAAAAAAAAAAAAAAAAAAAAAAAAAAAAAAAAAAA